TCAGCCGAGCAGCTCGTTCAACTTCTCGGACCCGGCCCGGAGTGACTGCGGATCAGGGTGCACGTAGATCCGCTTTGTGAACGACAGATCCTCATGTCCGGCCCACGCAGACACAACGGTGTCGGGTACGCCGTTGTTCGCCATCCAGGACAGGACAGCGTGACGGGCCATGTAGAGCGTCACCCGTCGTACATCGGTCGCGTCCATGAGCTTGTACGCCTCGCGCCGCAATTTGTCTGTCTTCCACGGCCTCCCGAGCGAGTCCACCATCACGTACCCACTGAGCTCGTAGGCCTCTCCGCCTGCGAGCCGCTCGGCCACCTGGATCCGGCGGAACGCGCGCAGCCCGTTCCATGTGGGGAGAGGGAGGGGCAAAGCGCGTTCACCAGCCTGAGACTTGGCGTCCTTCTCCACCACCACCGAGCGCTCTCCTCGAGGGCGTGACGGGTCGTAGGCCAAAGTCCGGGTGTTGCTGACCGTACTGGTGCCCTTCTCCAGGTCGATGTCCTTCCCCCACCGTGCGCCACAGACCTCCGCCGGCCGTTCGGCGATGAAAGTGAGCATCCAACCGCCGTACTCCCGCACGTCCCGGATGCCCGCGAGGAACTGCCTCACCTCGTGCTCGTTCCAGGGGCTCTTCGCCCGCTTCGCCGCGCGGGCCTCCTTCCGGGCCGCCTTCGGCACGGTGACGTACTCGGCCACGTTCCGCGTGAGGATGCTGCGTCGCATTCCGAGGACGAGCACAGCCCGGAGGCGTCCCAGGGTGAGATCCACCGTCCGGACGCTCAGCCCGGTGCCGGGCTTCCCTCCGATCCGCCGGGCGCTGGTGAGCATCCACGTGACCATCTCGGTCACGTCCTCTTCTGTGAGCCCCTGAACTGGCTTCCCGCCCAGTCGCGTCTTCACGTACGCCATCGCGTCCACGTACGACCGTGCAGTCTTCACCTCCACATCCGGTGTCACCATCGCGAGCCAGATGTCGACCAGCTCCTCCACCGTCATTTTCGCCGGCGCGACGAACGTACCCGTTGCCTGTTGGTGCTGGATGCGCGCCATCTCGTTCTTGGCCTCGGTCAGGGTGTCCTTCGTGACCGTGAGCTGGCGGCGCTTCCCGGTGTCCGGGCTCACCCCGACGTCGACCACGAACCGGTAGCGGGTCTTCCCTCTCGCCGTCACCTTCTTGATCTCTGGCATGCCATCCCCTCCTGTCGACCGGGCGCCTGTCGCCGCGGTGTTCCGTATACGCCGAAGCCCCCGCGGCCGCGGATAGTTCGCGTGGCCACGGGGACTTCGGGTGGCCGTCAGCCTTCGTCGATCCGCTTCCTGAGCTCCGGGCCGAGCTGACGCAGAGCCTCGTCCCGGACGCGTGGCGGCAGATCCATGAGGATGTCCACCGCCATCTGCACGCGGGGATCGGTGGCCCCCTGCGTCGGCTGCGCTTCGGCCGCCTCTTGGCGCTTGATCTCCCGGAGGATCTCCGCCGCGTCTGCCCGCCCGGCATCGTCCAGCTGCTCGGCCCGGACGCCGACCACGTTTGCCATGTGGGCGAGCGTCTTTGCCGGCGCAGTGGTGGGCGTGAACGGTGAGCGCCTGGTGTAGCCCTGCTCGATGTGGCGCCACCGGCCACCGCCCAGACGTACGGGTGCACGATCTGCCGCTGTCTCCGGGCTTAGGCCCCTGGCCAGCCGGGCCACTCGGATCAACTCGGCCTCGGGCGGTGGGGCGGGTGGGGACGCGCTCACCACGGGGGGTCCTCTCAGGTCGGATCGAACTCCGCTGAACTTTAGGACACCAGCACGTCAGATGGTAGGCAACGCCGCTTCAGGACGAACTTCGGCTAGTTCTTTCTTGTACTTTCTTGAACTTCTAGCTACTGTGCCGGTCATGAGAGCCCACTACCAAGACCCCGCGAAGATCCGGCGGCGACGGATCGAGGCCGGGCTGACACAGGAAACCCTGGGCCGCAGGGTCGGGGTCACCAAGAGCCACATCTCGGGTATCGAGCGCGGCACCGCCGGCGCATCGGCCCCGGTGCTGGCTCGGCTCGCTGGAGAGTTCAAGTGCGAGGTCGCCGACCTGATGCCCCCGCCGCCCGTCCCGACACCGGCCACGGCATGAGCAGCCGCCGCGGGCCCACGCTCGACGAAGTGAAGGCGTGGCCTGCCACCGTCGACGTGCCCACCGCCGCCACGGCGCTCGGCGTGAGCAGGGCCCATCTGTACGCCCTGGTGAAGCGCGGCGACGCGCCCGTAAGAACTCTGGCCTTCGGCACGAACCGCCGCGTCGTGACCGCGTCGCTGGTCCGCCTGCTCGAGGCCGCCTGACACCACGCAATCGGGGCCGCCCCGGACCGGGCCTGGTCCGCGACAGCCCCTCTACCGGCACACCTCAACTCTGAGAAATCGAGGTCACCGTGACCACCGAGACTACCCAGCCCGCCCCGCAGGCCGAGGTGCTCCCGCCGAAATGGCAGGCGCACCTGCAGCAGGCCTACACCGCCACGCAGCAGGCCGTCGCCATGATCGAGGCCAGCCCGTTCTGCGTGACGCAGGACCAGAACCAGCGCAGCGGCGCCTACGCCGGAAACCTGCACTACCTGGACACATCCTCGGTCAAGGCGTTCGCCGAGGCATACGACGTCGAGGTGACCATCCGCGGCCGCGTCCACGAGGCGGCCGCGATCGTCTCTGGCACGCCCGTCAAGGCCTGGTGCTACGCCCCCGACGAGTCGGGTGACATCGCATGACGAACCTGCTGGAGACCTCGATCCGGACCCAGCTGCTGATCGCTGCCGAGACCCGGGACCTGGACATCACCACCGGTGACATCGTCGCGCTGACGAACGCCGCCCTCACCGCGGCGGCCGCTCCCGCGCTGCCGGGTAAGCCGGTCACGCTGACCAACCAGCAGACCGGCGTGCTCGTCGGCCTGGCGCTCGGCGACCCGGTCACTGAGACGGCCCGCCGTATGTGCCTGAGCGTCCACACCGTGAAAACCCACCGCCGCACCCTGTACAAGACGCTCGGCGCTCATACCGGCGCCCAGGCTGTCTCCATCGCCATGTCGCTTGGCCTGCTCCGGCCGCAGGGCGGGGACAACGCGCTCCCCCTGCCTGGGCAGGGGGACGCGGCACGCAACGGCCATGAACTGCCCGCCGCCGCGGCTGCGATGGGGGCCCGGCCCATGCCGGTCGGCAAGGTCGGCCTGGCACCTGCCGAGCAGCGGACGGCGCCGCAGGCACTGGAGAAGACCACCCCGACCGGGGCCGAGGTCACTGCAGCGGTAGCTACGGCGCGCACGGTCGTCCTGACCGCTCTGGCCCGGGTCCTGCGGGAGCACCCCACGGCCGGGCGCGTCTTGGACGGCCTGGGCGAACTCGGCGAGGCGGTGGTCTGTGAGGACCTGGCCGAGGTGCGGTCCTGGGTGGACGGGATCAGCCTGCTTGCGGGCTTGCCGACCGTCCCGGACACCGGCCTGACCTTCTACCGGGCCTCGCACGAATCGATCGTCGTCGGCCGATACACCACCGAGGCCGTCGCCCGCCGCCACTGCGAGTCGCTGCTCAGCAACGAACACCCGGCTACCAGGGCGCTGATCTTCGACTGGATCGGCGACGAGGACGACCCCGAGGAGCCGAGGGAGCTTGTCGTTCAGATCGACGGCGGCGACGAGCAGCCCACCGGCTACGTCGTCCAGGAGCTGCGCATCGAGGCCGAGTTCGACCCGGACGCCGAGTAGTGACCAGCGAGGAGGCCTTACTCCTGGCCCTCATCGCTCTCGGCCTGCTGGACATGGCCGCCATCGTCATCGGCTGGCTCGCAGACCGCCACATCACCCGTACCGCACGCCACCGCAAGGAGGGCTGACCTATGGCCCCTGGATTCAACTCCCCGCCGCCACTGAAGACGCCGAGCCCGCGCAAGAAGGCCAAGCTCGGCAACGTGATGGAGAACCTGCCGCGCCTCGGTCTCCACCCCGTCGTCCCGGGCACGTGCACCACCCCTGTCTGCGGAGACGTCGCCGACGAGACCGACGAGACCGACCTGCGGGACGGGTGGGTGCGCGCCGGCGTCTACGGGAGCACCGAGCCGGACCGCGTCTGGTGCTCGGGCCTGTGCGCCACGTACGGCATCGCCCTGGCCGAGGTCCGCACAGCCTCCTCGACGGCGGCCGCCGGTGCTTGAGCAAGGTCTCTTCTGGGGCCCGGTCCTTGCCGCCGCCGCGACCCTGGTCCTGGTCAGCACCTGCGCCCGCGGGCACCGGGCTCCGACCGCCGGCCCCGACGGCGACCCGAGCGGCGCCCCACGGGACAGCCGCTTCCACGTGGCGTGCCACTCGCTGGAGTGCGGGCACCTCGAGCGGCCGCACGATGCCACCTCGTCCGGTCTCGTCTGCAGCTGCTGCGGCCGGAACGCCTCCCAGCAGTGAGCAGGCCCGTGCGGCCGTGCGGGGACGTTCCGCCGCACGGCCTGCGCCGAGCACGGCTCTACCCGCGCGGCTGGTGTTGCGACCTCCACACCCCGTCCGCCCTCGTGGGCCGGCCGGAGCCCCAGCCGGGGCCCGGCTGGCCCGCCGGGTCCTACCTCAACCAGCTCCACCCCGAAGAACAGGAGCAGCCGTGAGCACTGCCGCAGAACCCCGCCGCCCCAGCCCGGCGACCATGCCCGCCCGCCGCCCGGTCGCCCCCGTCACCACGTTCCGGGAGCTGTACCTGTTCGGCATCGACAGCTCCAGCCTCCACGCCCACCACCAGCTCGTCGCGTACGGCCTCGCGATCCACGCGGACGCTGACGGGGAGATCCAGCTCCAGGACCAGCCCCGCCTGATCGGCCTGGTCCACGACACCGGCCTCCACGCCGGGCAGGTCGCCGTCGCCCTTACGGCGCTGCGTCAGCGCGGATGGATCCGGCAGACCCGCCGCAGCGACCGCTACGAGAACGCCGACTTCCGCCTCACCATCCCGGCGCAGCTCGAACCCCGCCTGCGCCGCCGCGCCGCCCAGCAGTCCCATCCCGCCACCACGGAACGGACCACCACCGATGCCTGAGAAGAAGTCCCAGCACTGGACCGAGTCACTGTTCGACAGCGTGTACGCGCTGTACGAGACGGCCTGCGAGTACCAGCTTGCCCACCGCGCCGCGCAGGTCGCGGTCGAGACGGTGAACATCGACCGTCGCAAAGCCCACGAGGGGCGCATCACGCTCGAAGACCAGACCACCGTCTACGGCAAATTCCGCACCTGCGAGACGCACGCGGACGCGCTGTTCGGCCTGAGCCGTCTCTACGGGGACCTCGAGTCGGAGGTCGGCCGCCGCTACGAGCACGCCGCCTGCCTCTTCGCATCCGGTGCTGCCTGGGCGATCCGGACCGTGCTGGACGGCGAGACCCCCGCACGCGTCTCGTTCCAGACCGAGGACGGGCACCCCGTCCCGCGCAGCATGCAGATCCCCGGGCTCGACACGTACTCCGGCGGTCCCGGCCTGGATGCCGCCTACGACGCGGTTCGCCGGTGCATGGACGCCGCCGAGTGCGGCGAGGACCTGGCCGGCCGGGACTACGTCAGCGACCACGAGGCCGGAGAGATGTTCCGCGCGGGCGAGGTCGCGGGCGGCCTGGCCGAGGCCGCGTTCGCTTACGGCCTCCTGGCCCAACGCGCCGTGAACTTCGTGCTCCTCGAGCCGCGCCGCGCCCGTGAGAGCGAGCTGGCCGTCGCCCGGGCCGTCGCTCAGCAGGCCGCCCAGCCCGCCAACTGACCCACCCCTGGAGTCCCGTTGACCACCGCCGTCGCGTACGCAGCAGCCCCCGCTGCTGCTGCGCCGTGCCCGCAGCCGCCCCGCGCGGCCGCTGCGGCACGGCCGCGCACCGGCGGTGGTCTTCGCGTTCGTGTTCCCCTGCGCCTGGTCGTAGGTGCTCAGTACGCCGATGCGGCCCTGAGCACCTACGTCAAGATCGCAGCTCTTGCGATGCGCCCCGAGAACTGCCGTGCCGAGGTCGCGACGATCGCGACCTACCTCGGCCTGTCCAAGTCCGCAGTCGAGCGCGCCCTGACGCAGCTCACCACGGCCGGCCGCGACGGTATCGCCGAGGTCACCACCGTCCGGCACACCTCCCGCGACGGAGAGGGCGAGTCCGCGGAGCGCTGGGTGCGCACCATGGACGAGGACGAGCTGTTCGTCTGGCTGCCCGCCCGGGCCTCCACCTCGCTCCCGCCCCGTCAGCTGCGCCTGTACGCCGTCATCGCCTACGCCCAGATCCGCCGCATGCCGCTCAGCCTCGCCGAGCTGCGGGCCGTCGTACGCCACCAGTACGGCGAGAGCGCCGGCGAACCGCTGGGCGAGCGGCAGGTGATGCGGCTCCTGGACGAGCTCGAGGACACCGGCTGGATCACGATTCACCGCCGCCAAGGCCCGCGCGGCCGGCACATCTACGAGGCCCACCAGCGCGCTCTGCACCCCGTGCTGGACGACTCCGCCGAGGAGCCGAGCGCGCCCGTGGCCGCTGCCGCTCCGGCCGCAGCGACTCCTGACACACATGACGGATCGGCTCCCCGCACAGCTGACGGTTCCCCGTCTAGGGAAGACCCCAGGACTGACCGACCGCTGAAGAAGACGGGGGTGGGTGGTGGGATCCGCCGTAGGCGAGATGCAGGTAGTAAGGCGCCTCGCCCTGTGGATAACCCGTCTGCGACGTTCCGCGCTGCGGGTCACGACGAAAAGCGCAGCAACAACAGCAGGGCCACGAACCGGGCTTACACCGGCCCCGGGCTGCAGCTCTCGCCCCGCGTCTGGTCCGTCCTCGAGCCGGTACGGCACGAACTCCCCGCAATCCGGCCGTACGTGCTGCGCCGCATCGCTCACGAGATCGGCCGCCAGCTGTCGGCCGGAGTCGGCTCCGAGCGCCTCACTGCCCGCCTGACGATCCGCCGGGCGAGCACCGAGGACCCGCGCCGCGGTGATGTCGGCCGGTGGATCCTCGGCTCCGGCCTGGTGCGCCGCGGGTGCGGCCTCGAGGCCTGCGAGTCCGGCACCACCTGGCACACCGGCCAGGCCTGTCCCGCCTGCCACGACAACGCCATGCACGCCCTGCAGGCCGCCGGGACGCAGCAGCAGCCCGTGGTCCAGGAGCAGCCGCCCGAACCACCGCCGCCCCCGGGCCCGGTGGCGTGGGTGGCAGTGCCTGCCCCGGCGGTGAGCAGCTGCTCGCCCGACCTGGACCGGGCCGAGATCGCCGCCCTGCGTACGGCCGCGACCCCGGACGCGGTCCGCCAGGCGCTCGCCCAACACGGACGGGCCGCCGCCACCTACCTCTACGGCCACGCCCTTGTCCTGCCGCACCTCGCCGAGATCGACCCCGGAGGGAACTCAGCATGAAACCCGCCAGCCACCACATCACCACCTGCAAGCGCTGCCGCGCGCCGATCTGTTGGGCCCTCACCAGCGCGAACGGGAAACGTCAGCCGCTGGACGCCCAGCCGACCGCCGAGGGCAACGTAGCCGCCATGCAGGGGCCGGACGGCCTGCTGTACGTCCGCTCGGTCACCGCGGCCCGTCCCGACATCCGGCCGGGCGAGTGGCAGGCGATGCCGCACCACGCCACGTGCAGCAGCCCGCCGCCCAGGCGCAGCAGCGGCGGTCAGCGGGCCCGTACCGGGGTGCGCCCGGTTCCGTGGCAGGGGAGGCAGTCGTGATCAGCGAGGACGCCGCGACCCTGGCCGCCGCGGTGGCCGCCCGCGAGGAGTTCCCGGACGGCAGCTACGGCGGGCCCCGGCGCACGACCCCGGACCCGCAGGCAGCCGAGCACGTGCAGGACCTCCTCGAGGGCCTGGACGGGTGGCGTCTCGGCGACCGGGCCAAGCACCCGTGGTCGCCGGCATGACGATCGCCGCCCTGCGCCGCCTCATCGATGAGCAACCCATCGCACCGCGCCCGCCGATGCCACCGACTACTCAGATAACCGCCAGAAAGAGGAAGCCGATGCTCCAGCAGCCCGCCGCCCCGCACACCCAGCCCCCGTCTGCCGGCGCCACCACGTCGCTCCCTGTCGGCAAGCTCCTCGCCTGGGCCGAGGCGCACGACACCAAGTTCGTGTCCCGCAAGGGCGAGCAGGCCAAGCTGCTCCTGCGTGAGCTCCGTGGCCTGTACGCGAAGGACGAGGAGCGCGCCGAGGCCGACGCCGAGGAGCAGCGACTGCTGAAGCAGCTCGAGGACGTACGGGCCCGCAAGGAGCAGCTGCGTCCCCGGCGGAAGACGCCGTCGACCGGCTACGACCAGGCCATCGTCCGGGCGTGGGCGCGCGAGAACGGGTACACCGTCGCGGACCGCGGGTCCATCCCGACGCCGACGGTCGATGCCTGGCGGGCCAGCCAGTGATCACCGCCCGAATCAGGTTCGTCGCCCTGACCGCGGCCGCCGTCGCGGCCGCGGCGATGGCCGGCCTCTACGCCCACGCAGGGCTGCTCATCCCCGGCACCCTGCCCGCCCTCGTCGGGACCGCCTTCCTCGCCGAGGCCGCCGCGTACGTCCGCCGTACCGCGCACCGCGTCCAGGAGCAGCACCGCCAGGCGCTGCTCCTGGCCGAGCTCGACATGGTCATGCCGTGGACGACCTGGTGCTGCGAGCCCGGTTTCCTCACCTTCGGCGACCTGCACGACCCCGCCATCTGCGCCACCACCCACCACAGGGAGACACCCCAGTGACCATCAACATCGACGCCTCTGTCCCGGGCTGGGTCGCCGCCGAGGCCCTGCACGCTCAGGGTGAACACGTCCACTACGTCAGCGAGGGACAGTCCCTCTGCCTGGCCGGCCACTGCCGCACGGTCGTGGGCCCGTGACGAACGTCCGCGGTTTCCGCCTCCACCTGTCGCACGGCCGCGTCCTGGACGGCGCACAGTTCCCCAACGGGCGCGTGGTCGTCATGGACGATCCGGAATGGGGACTGTGCAGCGGCGCCCGCGACGCCGAGCTGCTGACGATCGGCTACCCGGACGCCCGGATCGAGTGGGCCGACGGCAGCGAACCACTGGACGAGAACCGGGCCGAGCCCGCACATCTCGTCCACCCGAGCACGGAGCAGCAGGCCGGTGAGCCGACCGGGGTGGACGAACCCGCCCTCCCTCCTGAGCAGCCGTGCACCAACCCTCGCCACACCGGGGCCATCCGTGAACGACTCGGATGCTCCGGCCCCGACCCCGCCACCACCTGACCGACCGCGCGGAGCACCTCATGGACAACACCTGCGACATCTGCCACCAGCACGCCCCCGCCGGCTGCTACCTGTGCGAGGGCTGCGCGTACCGGATGCACACCTGGCTGCGGGAGATTCCCCGGCATCTGCCGCTCCTGCGGGACAGCCTGCGCCCGGACACTGGCCCGGCGCAGCGCGGTGGCAGCGGCCGCGCGCACTCCCCGCTGCCCGTACGCATCGAGGTCCTCGACCTGCTCGGCCCGGGCCACGTCGTCGCGCTGCCCGACCCGCACGGCGACCAGTCCGTCGGCGTCCCCCTCGCCCCGCTGCTGTACGGATGGGCCCGCTACCTCGCCGCCGAGCTCCCGTCCGTACGGCTCGACGAGCACGGCACAGTCCGGATCGAGCCGTGCACCGGGCCGGTCGCCCGGCGCGGGAGCAGTATCACGGCCTGGTGCTCGTGGCTGGACGCCTATCTGCCATACGCCGCGACCCGGCCATGGGCGGCCGACATGTACGAGCAGCTCGAGGCCGTCCTGCAGCGCATCCGGCGCATCACCCACACCGCACCGCGCCGCCACCCCAAGGACGCACCATGCCCGTCCTGCTCGGCGTTCGCACTGGTGGCCGTGGACGACGAATGGCACATCTCCTGCCAGGCCTGCTCCGTACGCCTCACCCCCGACGAGTACGCCGAGCACCGCGCGCGCATCATGCCCGCTCTCGCCGCGCTGGCCCTGCGGATCGGCGCGCAGCAGGCTGCGGCAGCCTGACCTGGTACATCTCTGCCGCAAAATAGAACATCTGTGCGTTAATGATCAGTGCAACGTGCACCGACTCGCTCGCCATCCGGCGCATGCGACCCGCATAGGAGGCCCCGTATGAGCGATTGGACCCTGCGCCACGGCGACGCCCTGACCGTTCTCCCCACTCTCGACACCCCAGTGGACGCCGTTATCTGTGATCCGCCGTACAACTCCGGGGGCAGGACCAACGCCGAGCGCCGCGCGCAGGGCGCCCGCGACAAGTACGTGAGCGGCGACGCCCAGCACGCTCTGGCGGACTTCGACGGCGACACCCGTGACCAACGGGCCTACACCCACTGGCTCGGCCTGGTCCTGGGCGACGCCTACCGCCTGACTCTGCTAGGGGGTTCGCTGCTCGTCTTCACCGACTGGGCGCAGCTCCCCGCCACCAGCGACGCCCTGCAGGCCGCCGGGTGGACATGGCGTGGCATCATCCCCTGGCGCAAGCCCATCTCCAGGCCGGTGAAGAACGGGTTCCGCCGCGAGTGCGAATACGTCCTGTGGGGCTCCCGCGGCGACCCCCTGCGACACGCCCCGACGATCTACCTGCCCGGCTGGCTCGAAGGCTCGCAGCCCCGCGGGGCGGCCCGCGTTCACATCACACAGAAGCCAGTTGAGGTGATGCGGCAACTGGTTCGCATCGCCCCGCAGGGCGGCCTGATCCTGGACCCCTTCGCCGGATCCGGCACCACCGGGGTGGCCGCCCTCCAGGAAGGCCGGCGCTTCATCGGCATCGAGCAGTCGGCGGCGTACGTAACGACCGCCGAGGGACGCCTGACCGCCGCCTGACCAGTGACCGCAACTGCGCCCCGCCCGACCGTCACGTCGACTGTCACGGGCGGGGCGCAGCTGTAGGTGTTCAGGCCTCGGGGGTCTGCAGGTCGGTGCGGCGACCCTGTGTCATCGCGGCTTGCCGGTCGGCCCAGTACTGGTCGAACCAGGCGACGTCGTACTCGGGCCGCGTGCTGCCTGGGCGGTAGACCGGCGCCGGCCATCCCTCGGTGGGCGTGCTGGCTAGCCGGTGAATCAGGGTCCGGCTGCGGCCGACGCGCTCGGCCAGTTTCGGAATGGTCATGGTCTTCTTCTCCGGCTCGGGCCCCTCGGGAGGTTCGGGCATGGGCATATCCTCTCGAAGAAGTGTGGACATTGTCCACACTTCTCGCTACGGTCGTACTCGCCAACAGCACGGCCCCGGCAGGAGTTCTCACCTCCCGCCGGGGCCAGCCAGACCGCCTGACTTCACCAGGAGGAATGACCTATGCGCGATCGTATCCGCGCCACCGTGGCCTACGCCTCGGACCCCGACATGGACCTGGCCCTCGCCCAGGCCCGCACCACGCCCGACCAGGCCACCCGCACCCTCATGGCCGACATCGGCAAGACGCTCTGCGCGGTCAACCCGACGCTCCTCATGCGGGAGGTCACCCGCCTCGCGTACGCCGGCCGGGTCGCCACCCACATCCACGGCTTCGGCACCCCGCGCGCCGTCGCCGCCACCGGCCACCTGCTGCGCCACATGCCGCGCGTCGACCGGCCGGGCGGCGAGGCCCCCATCACCCGCGCCGAGTACGGCATGCGCCTCCTGAAAAAGGCCGGCGCCTGATGGCCGCCAAGGACACGCCGCCGTCGGTGGACACCGCCGAGGCCGCCGCCGCGTACCAGCGCGGCCAGGACCTGATGCGCGCCGAGGCCGAGCGCCGCCAGGCCGTTGCTGCCGCCGACGCGGACGCTCGCACCGCCGCGGCCGACGCCGCCAGCTGACACACCCACACCGGCCGGGCCGCACCCCCAACGCGGCCCGGCCGCCCCACCGCTCCCGGAGGAGCATCGTGAAAACGCGCACGGTCCAGCGCACACAGCTGGTCCCGCACACCATCGACGGCCGCACCGAGATGGTCCTCGACCGGTACTCCGTCGAGGTCCCCGTTCCGCCCCGCGACTGGGACCGCACGGTTCTGGCTGCCGTCACCGCGGCCGCCGCCGTCATCGGTGCAGCCTGCGTCGTCTGGTCCACTGCATCGATCGGTGACCTGCTCGCTCGGGCCACCGTCGCCCCCGCCGCCTACGCGGCCGCCACGGTCTTCGACCTGGTGTGGCTGTCCTGCATGGCCCTGGAATGGCTCGCCCGCTACGACCAGGCCCGCGCCGCTCTTCCCCGCCGCACCGGTCACTGGGCACTCGCTATCGCCATGGCCGCTATCGCCGCGCACGGTTGGGTCGGCGATCAGCTCGCGATCGGCATTGTCGGCGCCGCCGTCTCCGGCCTCGCGAAGACGCTGTGGACGGTCGTGCTCCGGCACCACGCCAAGCCCCTGGACAACCGCACTCAGCAGTGGGTCGACGCACAGCGCGCCCAAGCCGGGGGCCGCCTCGCCATGGTCGCCGTGCGCCGCGAACTCACGCGCGCAGAAGCGCTGGTCGAGGCCGAGCGGATCGCGATCTCCGGAGAATCCGGAGACCTTCCGGAGTTTCCGGACACTCCGCAGGACGGTCCGGAAACTCCGGAAGAGCCCGCCACTCCGAAGCCGTACGGGCCCATGACCCTTACGGATGCCGTCCGGACAGCCCTCTCCGCAGGCATCACAGATCCGGACGCAGTCTTCCGCTACGTCCGGAAGGTCGCCGACGCCAACGCGAAAGAGGAGAGCGTCACCAGGACTCTCCGGATGATCCGGAAGGCGTCATGAGCACGCTCCCGGACGAGGGCGAGCAGCGCATCCGGAAGTGGCTACGCCGCACCGTCGATGGCCCCCCGGTCCAGGAGCCGATGGCCGCCCCGCTCGTCGAGGTGCACGTCATCCCCGAGCACGCCGCCCCGGACGACCAGGACGACGAGGAGCAGGAGCAGCCCGAGCCCGAGCGGCCCTGGTGGCACGTCGTCCCCGGTCCGCGGGGCACCCGCACCGCGCCCGCGCCCGAGCCGACGCAGCAGCAGACCATCGCGGCCGCGCCCGGCATCCACGTCACCGTCAACCAGCCCGGACCCGAGCCCGCGGCCCCGGCCGAGGACGAGCGAGCCCGCGAGCGCCGCCGCCGACGCCAGATGTGGGGGATCTACCACGGCAGCGCCGCCGCCGTCGGCTGGTGGACCGGCCTCTGCGGCCAGATGTCCGAACTCCTTACCCAGGCCGGACACAGCGCCCCGGCCGCCGGGCTCGCCATGGCCGCGGTGACGTACATCGTCGCCTCATACCTCCCCGGCCTGCCCTACATGCCGCCCGCGCTGCGCCCCGTCACCGTCTGGGCCGCCCGCATCCCCGTCAGCACCGCTGTCCTCGCCCTGGCGCTCTACGCGCCCGGCCGCTTCTAGGAGCACCGTCATGTACCTCGCAGCACCCAACAGCGCGGGCTCCTTCTTCGGAGCCGTTGGCGCCGGCGGCCTCGCAGTCTTCCTGACCATCGTCCTGGTCTTCGGCGTGATCGGTAAGGGCAAGGTCAAGCTCAAGACATGGCAGGCCGGCGTCGTCGCACTCGCGGCCGGGTCCGCGTACACCGCTGCCGGAAAGATCTGGGCCCACGCCGAAACGGTCGTACAGCAGGGCTGGACCGGGCTCGGAGTCGGCAACAGCGGCGGCGCGTTCGGCGACATCCAGATCGGCGGCGCCTCGCTGGCCCTCGCGGGCCTGATGCTCTTCGCGCCTCTCAACCCGAGTCGTGCCGCTGCGCTCTGCATGATCGCCGCGTTCACCTGGCCTGCCGCCGGAGACGGCTCGATCTGGGCCGTGCCCGGCCAGCTCGTCGCCGCCCTGTTCACCATGTTCGGGGTATGAAGATGACGCAGTGGATCGGGTTCTGGACCGCACTGTGGGTCGGCTCCGAGAAGATCACCCGGTGGCTCGTTGACTGGCTTTGCAACGCCCGCCCCAAGCCCGCCGCGACCCCGGCACCGGCCGCAGCCGAGGCCGACGCTGAAGAGGCCGACGAGCAGCCGGAGACCAGCACGGGGGAGCAGCAGCCCAAGCCCGCGAAGAAGGCCACCAAGCAGGCGCCCGCAGACCCCGAGGGGTCGATGCTCCTACGCTGGTTCGGCGTCCTGGCCGCCGCTGTCGTCGCCAAGATCCTGCCGTACACCACCATCATCACGACCACCCTCGCAGCTGTCTGGCTGCTCACCGCCCTCGTCCTCGGATACGCCGCTGCGCTCCCTGAGCGGCCCACCGAGACTCCGGACGAGGAGCCCGCTGAGGAGCCCGCCGACGACGAGCCGCACCCCCGCGACATCCTGACCCGCGAACACGTCGCGCTGCTCCTGGCCGACGTCTACACCGAGGGCTCCGGCGTCCATCTCGCCACCCTCGCCGAGCACCTCTCCCGCACCTCCCTGATGGGCCTCCCCGCGACCCCGTGGGCCACCCGGGACGTGCGGACCCTCCTGGGCCGCCACGAGGTGCGCGTACGGGATGGCGTACGGGTGCCCCCCAAGGGTGGCCGCGAGGGGGTCCACAAAGAGGACTTCCCAGCCCTCCCCCAACCCCCTACCGAGTCCCCCGTTGTTGGCGTTGTTGTCCCAGGTCAGAGCGACAACAACAACCCCAGCAACAGCGCCGGCTACGTCATCACGGACGACCCGACCAACCCCGCCCGCCACACCGTCCACCACACCGAAGGGGCATGACCATGGAGAACGAGATCAGCATCGCGGAACTGCAGCGCCGCAACGCAGCCGCCCAGCAGGCCCGCGACGCCGAGAAGGCCAAGGACGCCAATCCGCAGCAGCGCAACGGGCGCTGACCCGCGCTGCCAGAACCGACCCGGAGCGTGCCGGAGCTCCGCCCTGCAGTCGGCGGGACGGGGCTCCGGCGTGCCGCTCCCCATCTCGCTGGACAAGATCGCCTGTTAGCGCGACACTTTTGCCAGCACCACACGTATGTCCGAGCCCCTGACCACCGGCCAGGGGCTCTTTCACGTCCGGACGGAGGCCCATGGACACCGACCTGCTCACCACCGCCCAGGCCGCCGCCCACGCCACCCGCGCCCGCCAACTGCTCAGCGCCGGCGCCGCCACCATCCGCCCCACCACCATCCGCAACTGGGCCAACCGCGGACACCTCCGCCCCTCCGGCCTCACCGAGCGCAGACACCCCCTGTACGCCCTCGCCGACGTCGCCAAGGCCGAAGTAGCCACCCGCGGCCGGGCGCTGCGCCTTGTCGGCATCCCGGAGAGCCTCACAGCCTCCACGCATCCGTGACGCGCTTCCCCTCGCTGCGGCCCCAGGTACACCGACAGCCTCTGTGAGGCGGCGGCTACGCCATGTCAGCGGCCGTTCTGCTTGCCCTTCTGGTACCACCCGAGGCACAGACCAGCCAGCACCACCACAGCCCCCACCGGCACACCCAGCATCCAGTCGGCCACGCGACACCCGATCGCCAGAACCAACCCGGTCACGATCAACACCAGCGGAGCATCCACCCGCTTCATGCGCACCACCCCCAAGGCGCGCCACCGTACAGAGCGGAGGTCGCCCATGGCCAGACGCCGAGCACTGACGGTATGCAGTGTGAACGGCTGCCCCCATCTCACCCCCGCCGGCCGATGCCCCACCCACCGAGCCGAAGCCGAGCAGCACCGCGGCACGGCACGGCAGCGCGGGTACGGACCGCAACACGAGCAACGGTTCCGACCTGGCGTCCTGGCCCGCGACCCCATCTGTACCTGCCGCGGGTGCACCAGCTGCCTGCCTGCGGGCAACGGCAACAGCACCAGCGCCAGTCGATGCACCCGCGCGAGCCTGCATGCCGATCACTGGCCGAACAGCCGGCGCGACCTCGTTGCCGCAGGCCTTGATCCGAACGACCCGCAGCACGGACGCGGCCTCTGCCAGCCATGCCACAGCAGCGAGACCGCACGACACCAGCCAGGAGGGTGGAACCAGTGACCAGCACCGTCATCACCACCATCACCGCAGCCGACATTGAGCAGCACCGCGAGCAGCTGTGCCAGTGGGCCGAGGCCAACGGGCTCGATCCACAGGCCGTCGCCGCCGCCCCCGGGGTCACCATCGAGCGCAGCGGCAAGCGGCTCGTGATCGTCTGGCGGCAGTTCCAGCTCGACCACCAGGGCCACCACCTGGCTGACCCCGCCGACCCCGCAGTGGCCTGGACCGTTCGCAAGGCCACGCCCCTGACCAGCCCCCTGGCCGACCACGGCTACCCGGCCGGCCAATCCGAGGCCGATCACCCCGGGTGACCAAACCCCGGGGGGTACCCCCGATCATGGTCGGCCAGCGGACCGCCGGGGAGGTGGCTCGCTGCGTGTACGGGTCTGGAGGGTCTGCGACGAGCGACCACCGTGACCCGCTGTAACCCTGCCCGGCCGCGACGGCTGAGCGCTGACGTGCCGCGATGGCACCCAGGGAAGGGATGACCAATGGCAGGCATGGGGCCGGCGCCCAGCGCCAACAGCCGCCGCCGCAACGCAACGGTCGCGATGACGAAGCTGCCGGCCTCCGGCCGTACGGGAGCCCCCCCGCGCTGGCCGCTGCTGGACGATGTCACCATGACGGCTCGGCGCGATGCCGCTCGCCGCCTGGCGGACGAACTGGAGTTGCAGCTGCTCGAGCCGGAGCTGTCCGGGCGCCGCAAGACGTCCGTTCAGAAGAAGTTGGACGCTGCGCAGACCGAGGCCAACATCCTGGCCAAGAAGCTCGAGGCCGCCCAGGCCGTAGAGGCCGAACTGTGGGCGGACCTGTGGCACACCCCGCAGGCAGTGGCATGGGAGCGCCTCGGCTGGACGCGGGAGGTTGCGCAGTACGTCCGTTGGAAAGTGCAGGCGGAGATGGGCGACCTGGACGCGTCCAAGGAGGCCCGGATGCTCGCTGACCGGCTCGGCCTCAATCCGCTGTCGATGCTCCGGCTGCGCTGGGAGGTGTCCGCGGACGAGGTGGGCGCCCAGCGCGCTGCCCGCCCTGCCCGTGCGGGCAAGGACGTGCGCTCGCGCCTCCGGGCGGTCGGTGAGGAATGAGGAGGCCGGGCGTCCGCCGTTCTCTCGGCTACGCCCTGGCGGACTGGATCGAGTTCTATCTGGTTCACGGCCCCGGTGACGTCCAGGGCCAGGAAATCGAGCTCGACTCGGAGATCCTGCACTTCATCGTCTGTGCCTACGCCATCGACGCTCGTGGGCGCCGGCGCTTCGACGAGGTCATGCTGTCCCGGGCCAAGGGGCGCGCCAAGTCGGAGATCGCGGGCATGCTCGTGGTGGGGGAGGCCCTGGCCCCGGTCCGTTTCGATCACTGGGCCGAGCGGGGCGAGGTGTCCGACTGGGGCTACGAATACGAGACCGGTGAGCCGGTCGGCCGGCCGGTCACCTACCCGTTCATCCGTTGCCTGGCCACCGAGGAGACGCAGGCCGGAAACACCTACGCCAACGTCACGTACATGCTCAGCCACAGCGAGCGGCTCGCCGAGGATTACCCCGGTGTCGACATCGGCAACGACTGGCAGAGCAGCACTCGAGTGTTCCTGCCGGACGGTGGGGAGATTCGCCCGTCCACGGCCAGCTCGGCCGCGAAGGACGGCGGCAAGGAGTCGTTTTCCGTTGGGGACGAGACGCACCTGTACGTCCTGCCGGAGCTGCGGGACATGTACGAGACCGTCGAACGCAACACGATGAAGCGGAAGCAGGCCGAGCCGTGGTTCCTGCAGACGTCGACCATGTACGCGATCGGCGAGGACTCCATCGCCGAGCGCACCCACCGCAACTTCAGGGCTGGCAAGGCGCCGCGGCTGTACTTCGACCACGTGTCGGCACCGCCCACGCTCCTCGAGGACGCGGCGTACGAGGACCCTGGCGAGCTCAAGCGCGGGCTGATGCAGGCATACGGGCCGTTTGCCGCCCACATGGACCTGGACCGCATCGTCACGCTGGCCCACAAGCCCACCCAGGACCGGGCCAAGTTCCGCCGGTACTTCCTGAACCTTCCCGTCTCTCTCTCCGAGACGTGGCTGTCCAAGCACCTGTGGGAAAGGTGCGAACTGCGGCAGGAGGTCGCGCCGGGCGAGCGCATCACCGTTGGGTTCGACGGATCCGACCATGACGACTGCACAGCGATCACTGCCTGCAGGCTGTCTGACGGCTACATTTTCACGCCGACGTTCCCTGACGGACGCCCGATGATCTGGACAAAGTGGGATGACGGCGACCCGGACCGGTGGCGGGTGCCACGCGCAGAGGTTCGGGCCGGCATGACTCACCTGCGCACCTCCTACAAGGTGGAGCGGGCATACGGAGACCCGCCGGACTGGCGTGATGAGTGCGACGACTGGGCCGAGGAGTTCGGCGAGGAGATCTTCCTGATCTTCGAGACCCGCATTCCGACGCGCATGTGCCCGGCCCTGGACCGGCTGAAGACGTCCGTGCTCGCCGGGGAGCTCACGCACGACGGCAACGAGACCATGGCCGAGCACATCGGGAACGCCAAGCCCCTCCGGCGCCCGTCCGGAATCGCGATCACGAAGCCGTCCCAGGACCGAAAGATCGACTCCGCCGTCACGGCCGCCCTGGCCGTCGAGGCACGTGCTGACGCTCTGAAGCTCGAAGCCTCCGGCGGTTCGTCCTCGTTCTCCGCCTACTGATCAAGGAGGATGCCCGTGCCCGTATCCCCGCAGGAAGCCCTTCGGATCACCCGGGTCCTGGAGGCCGAGCTGGACAAGCGCCAGCCGAGCATCAAGCTCTGGAACGACCACTTCATGGGGAAGCACAACCTCGAGTGGGCGAGCGACCGGTTCCGGCAGGCGTTCGGAGGGTTGTTTGCCGACTTCTCCGACAACTGGTGCGAGGTGGTGTGCTCGGCCCCGGCGGAGCGGCTGACGCCGTTGGGCTTCCGGTTCGGGACCGCGGACGACAGCGACCCGGTCACCGCCGACACGGACGCACAGCGCATCTGGCAGTCCTCCAACATGGACGCCTGGGCGCGGGTCGCACACACCGAGGCGATGGTGAAGGCCCGCGCGTTCGTGCTGGTGTGGGTCGAAGACCCGGACTCCGACGACTCCGAGCCGGAGATCACGGTCGAAGACGCCACCCAGTGCATCGTGGCGTACGCGCCGGGCAGCCGCCGACGGCGCGTCGCGGCGCTGAAGCGGTGGGACGGAGAGGACGGCTACACCTACGCAACGCTGTACCTGCCCGATGAGATCTGGAAGTGGCGGCGCTCGTCCAGCGTGTCCGGTCTGGTGCTGCCCGCGGCGCTGACGTCCGGGTGGCAGCCGCGGGGCGACGCCCCCGACCAGATCCGAATCGACAATCCGCTCAAGCGGGTACCGATGGTGGAGCTGCGCAACCGGCCCCGCCTGATCGAAGACCCGTCACCCGAGCACGCGAATGTGATCCCGCTCCAGGGCGCGGCGAACAAGCTGCTCGTCGACATGCTGACCGCGTCCGAAGGCGGTGCCTTCCCTGCCCGCTGGGGTGCGGGCATCGACCTGCCGAAGGACCCGCTCACGGGGCAGGAGATCGATGACCCGGAGCTGTGGCGGCTGTCCGTCAGCAAGATGCTCCGGGCTTCGAACCCGCAGGCCAAGTTCGGGAATTTCGAGGCTGCTGACCTGCGCAACTTTGTGGCGGGCATCACCCTGGTGACCGAGCACATCAGCGCCTTGTCCCGGACCCCGCCCACGTACTTCATGGGCAAGGTCGAAAACGTGGCTGCTGACGCGCTGACCGCGTCGGAGGCCGGTCTCACCTCCAAGTGCGCCGAGAAGACAGCGTTCATGGGCGAGGACTGGGAAGAGGTCATGCGCCTCGCGTTCCTCGTCAAGGGCGACAAGCGGCGGGGGAACAACCCGCTCGCGGAGACGATCTGGCGCGACGTGGCGTACCGCACCGAGGCCCAGCACATCGACGCCGTCCTGAAGAAGAAGGCGCTCGGGGTGCCGTGGCGGCAGTTGATGGAGGACGCCGGCTACACGCCGACCCAGATCGACCGCATGGAGGCGATGCTCGAGCAGGACGCCAACCGGGCCGCCCGGGCGCTCGCTTTCAGCGGCATGACCGGTGAGACGCCGTCCGAGTTGGACGCGGTCACGGAGCCGGTGCCGCAGGAGGAAGGGGCCCTGGTCTGATGGCCGGGCCCACTACGGCGGCCGCCGAACGGGCCAGCCGGCAAGAGGCCCTCGCCCTGAAGGCTGCGGCGGCGGCTGATGATCTTTGGCGGTACGTGAACGGTCGGCGCATCACCGCCTCCTGGAGGCTGATCGCTGACCGTCTGGTCAGGATGATGGTGGCCGCGCAGTTGGCCTCGGCGCAGGGGGCCCAGGAGTACGTCACTCAGTCCGTTGAGGAGCTGGGTGGTGCATCCGATCCGGTGGGCCGGGTCAATCCGGCGGCATTCGCCGGGTGGGCTGCTGACGGGCGGTCTCTGGCCTCGCTGCTGGAACTGCCGCGCATCACCGCACTGACCGCAATCTCTGCCGGGATGCCGGAAGACGCGGCCCTGCAGGCAGGTCGGGCGCAGCTGCTGCGCATCGCCTCGTCCGAGGTGACCGACGCTGGTCGGGCAGCGTCCGGTGTCGCGATCGCCTCGAACCGGACCTGCACCGGGTATGTACGGGTGATCGCGGGCGGTGCGTGCTCGAGGTGCGTGGTCCTGGCGGGCGTCGTCTACGGGTCTGCCGTGGCCTTTCAGCGGCACCCGCACTGCCACTGTGTTCACCAGCCCGCGATCCGCGGCGACCGGCGCCCGATCATCACGCCGAACGCGTACTTCAACCAGCTGTCCCGGGCAGATCAGGACCGCACATTCGGGGTGGCCGGCGCCCGGGCGATCCGGGACGGCGGCGACATCTTCGCCATCGTCAACGCCCGCCGCGGCACGTATACGACGACTGCGTACGGCCGGAGGGTCCGCGCGACGTCAGAGGGTGCCACCCGCCGCGGAGCGTTCTACCGGGCGGAGCGGCGTCGTGCGGTCGCGGCCGGTCAGGCGACCCGACGCAGTTTCCGGCTCCGCACCCCTCGGCTGCTGCCCGAGGAGATCTACGCACTGGCCGACAGCCAGGCCGAAGTGATGGCACTGCTGCGGCGCTTCGGCTACCTGAGATGACCCCCGGGGCGGCGCGACGCCGCTCCGCTACCCATGGAGAGCGCGATGCTCAGCACCACCCTGCCCCGCCACCCCCGTACCGGTCTGCTCGCCGTCATGCTGCGCAAGGCGCGGCCCGGCGAGGACCCGGACCAGCTCTACCCGGTGTGGCCGATCCTCGGCGGTGACGGCACCGGCGACGGTGCCCGCTCAGCCGATGGCGGGGACGGGGGTGACGACGGCGACGGCGACGGCGGAGACGCTGACGCCGAGGACGGCACCGACGTCGACGACGGCCAGGACGACGCCGAAGACGGCGACGGCCAGGACGACGCCGACACCAAGGAGCTGGGCGACAAGGGCCGCAAGGCCCTGCGCGAGCTCCGCCGGGAGAACCGTCAGCTCAAGGCCCAGCTGCGTACGGGCGCGCGCGATGCCGCCAAAGGCCAGGGCAAGAAGGGCGACGACCAGGGCGACGATGACCCGGACGTAATCCGGGAGCGCGCCCGCGAAGAGGCCCGCGCCGAGGTCTGGGGCGAACGGGTCGAGTCCGCGGCGATCGCGGCTGCAGCCGGCCGTCTGGCCAACCCGCAGCTGGCCGCCCGACTGCTGGACCTCTCCGAGATCGGAGAGAGCGACAAGGGCCGCCCCGACCGGGACGCGATTAGTGAACTGATCGACGAACTGCTCGAGGACGAGCCCTACCTGGCGGCACCCGCGAAGGGTGACGGCCGGCGCTTCCAGGGCGGTGCCGACGGCGGCGCCCGCAAAACCCCCAAGAAAACCGCCGCCAGTCTCGGTGAGGCGGTCGCTGCCCGTCTCGCCGGGAAGTCCGGCTGAACCCAGGAGTAGAACATGCCCGTAACGCTCGCCCAGGCGAAGCTCAACGCGACCGACGACATCGACACCAACGTGATCGATGAGTTCGGAAAGTCCAGCTTCCTCATCTCGAACCTGACCTTCGACGACGTCGTGAATCAGGCAGGGGCCGGGGCCACACTGACCTACGGCTACACCCGGCTGATCACACAGGCCGACGCCGCGTTCCGCGCGATCAACAGCGAGTACACGCCGGCCGAGGTCACCAAGCAGCGGTACACCGTCGACCTCAAGCCCCTCGGCGGCAGCTTCCAGATCGACCGCGTACTGAACCGGGTCGCGGCTGCGGCGGAGACCACCCTCCAGATGCAGCAGAAGATCAAGGCCACCAACGCCAAGTTCGCTGACGCCGTGATCAACGGCGACACGGCCGTGGACGCCAACGGTTTCGACGGCCTGTCCAAGAGCCTCACCGCCTCGAGCACCGAGTACGGAGCAGCGATCAGCACCGACTGGCGCGGCGTCACCATCGGTGCCGACGGCGCGAAGGCGAACGACGCCCTCGACGCGCTGGACGCGTGGCTGGCCATGCTCGACGGCACCCCGGACGCAATCCTCGGCAACATCGACGCCATCGCCCGCATCCGGTCCCTGGCACGCCGGGCCGGGTACTACGACCGGGCCGCGTCCGCGTTCGGCCAGCAGGTCGAGTCGTACCGCGGGATCGCAATGGTCGACCTCGGCGCGAAGGCCGGCAGCTCCAACCTCGTCATCCCCACCACCTCCAAGACCGTCGCGACCGTCGCCGGGAACTACACGGACATCTACGCCGTGCGCTTTGGTCTGGACGGTTTCCACGCCGTTTCGATGGCTGGGTCTCCGCTGGTGCAGACGTGGCTGCCCGACTTCAGCACCGCCGGGGCGGTCAAGACCGGCGAGGTGGAGCTGGGCCCGGCCGCTGTCGTCCTCAAGGCCACCAAGTCGGCGGCCGTGTTCCGCAACATCCTCGTTCGCTGATCGGAGACCACTCATGGCACGCATCACCACGCCGGTGCCTGGCTACAGCGGCCAGGGCCCCGGGAACCTACAGTTTCAGGACGGTGTCGCCGAGTCGGACGATCCGGCGATCATTGCGTACTGCGAGGGCGCCGGGTACGGCATCGACGGTGCACCGCCCAAGCGAGAGGCCGCCGAGCCCCCGGACCCCCGCAAGGTGGGCGAGGCCGCCTCTGCGCCCCTGAGAGACGCTGCGGTCGACCCTCGGCCCGAGGACTACCGGGCGCCGACGAACGCCGGAGAGGCCAACCCTCACGGGCCCCTGGTCGTCGCTCCGGGCATCACCGACGGCGCACCGCCCGCCGAGCCGCAGAACGGTGCGGACGCGGAGGGGCACGAGAAGCACGATGACCCGGAGGTCCCCCGCCCGGCCCAGGCCGCCCCGGTGGCCGACTGGCGGGCCTACGCGCTGACGCAGGTCGACAACGACCCGGCCGTCCACGCCGAGGTCGAGAAGCTCACGAAGGCCGAGTTGATCAAGCAGTACGGAGGCTGACATGGCCCTGGGACCGTTCGCTACGGCAGCTGACCTCACCACCCGCATGGGCCGGGAGCTGAACGACGTCGAGCAGTCCCAGGCCACCCGGCTCCTGGCCGACGCCTCCAACCTCATCCGTATGACCGCGGGCTACCAGCAGATCAGCCGCGTCAGCAACGACATCGTCACACTGCGGGGCTCCGGCACCCCGGTCCTGCGGCTCCCGCAGCGGCCGGTCCGGGACGTCACCGCGGTGGCCGGCCTCACCGTGGCGGTGTGGTGGTGGGACGGGGGCGAGCAGCTGATCCGGTGCGACGGATGGGTCTGGATGGGGCCGGTCACCGTCACGTACTCGCACGGCTTCGACGTGGACGACATTGCGTACCAGGTCGCCGCCTCGGTCGCGTGCGACGCCGTGAAGCGCACGCTGAACAATCCGGAGCTGATCCGGCAGCGCAGCATCGACGACTACTCAGAGACCCTCGCGGATGCCCGCGCGTCGTTGATGACCGGCGAGCAGGACACCATCCGCCAGGCGTTCGGCGTCAAGAGCTGGGGGGTGACGTCGTGAGAGATCTCGGGCCGTTTCTGGCGCGCGGCCGGCAGGCACACGAAGGTCTCATGGGCGAGCAGGTGCGGCTGTACCGCCAGGGCGAGGACGTCTTCGACCGAGACACCGGGCAGACGGCACCGGGCCCCCAGACCGACCTGTACGGGCCTGGCCCTGCCCGGGTCAAGGCACTGGCACAAGCGACGGGCACCGAGGAGCAGGCCGGGGAAAGGGAGTTGTCACTGCGGGACTACGAGGTGGCCCTGCCGTGGTCCGCTCCCCTCCCTCCCGATACTCGAGTCCTGCCCGGCGACCGCATCAAGGTGCTCTCCTCGGCGGACGCCCGCATGGTGGGCCTGATCCTGTACGTCAAGGCCGCCCAGTACGGCGGCACGGCCACCGCGTGGCGGATCAGTGCGGAGGACAGGTCATGAGCGGCAGGAACCCCTTCGACATGGGTGACGTGCGCCGCCTGCGCGCCCACCTCGCCCAGGGGGTGCCGAGGGCCCAGCGTGACGTGCGAGCGGTTGTCGCCCGGGGCGCCCTGAACATCAAGACGGAATGGCGCCAGAACGCCCGTGCGTCCGCCCCGAAGCACGCCCCCAGCTACCCGCGCTCCATCAGCTTCGACGTCCACACCTTCGGACCGGACCAGATCCTGGCCATCATCGGCCCCGATAAGTCCGGCCCGCAGGGCGCACTCGGCAACCTGCTGGAGTACGGCTCGGCGAAGAACCCGCCGCACAACGACGGCGGCCGCGCCCTGGTCAACGAGACCCCTCGGTTCGAGGCCCAGATGGCGTTGGTCCTCGAGCGCGGCCTGACGTGGTGGTGAGCCGATGACGACCCCGACCGTCCTGCCCCACATGGACGCCGTACAGGCGGCGCTGTCCGGGGCAGGCCTGACCGTCTACCTCGGCGGCACCCCGACGAACAGCGGGTGGACACCGCCAGACCGGTTCGCCGTTCTCTACCCCGATCCGGGGATGGCCAGCCGTGCGTCCCTCGCAGACGACCGCACCGACTTCACCGGCATGTTCCAGGTGACGTGTGTGGGCGGCTCGGTCGAGCGTGCCCTGTGGGTGGCCGACAGGGTCCGCCAGGCGCTGTCCGGGCCGCTGACGGTGGCCGGGCGCATCGCTTGGCGTCCGGAGGACCAGGGCGGGCCGCCCCTGCAGCGGGACGACGACGTGACGCCGCCGCTGTGGTTCGTGCCGGTGCAGTACCTGATCCAGTCCATCCCTTCCTGATCGGAGAACCTCATGGCGACCCTCGCCACCCAGACCGTGGCCCTCGGCGGTCTCAACCCCACCTATGCAGCGGCCGCCGGCGGCGGCGACAAGTGCGAAGTCGGCGACCGGAACTTCCTCCACATCAAAAACGGCTCCGCTTCCAGCGTGACCGTCACGCTCACCGCGACGGCGTCGGTGCGCGGGCAGGCTGTGACCTCGCCGACAGTGGCCGTTCCGGCGTCCGGGGAGCGCCTGATCGGCCCGCTCTCGCCGGATCTGCTCCAGAGCCCGACGGACGGCCTGTGTGCCGTCGAGTACTCCTCGGCGACCACGGTCACGGTCGCCTCGCTCCGCATCTGACCCACCCCCACCCACCCCTGCCCCGTGCCGTTGGCCGGGGCTTTCTTCATGCCCTGGAGGGCCTCATGGCTGACCTGATCAGTGACGGCAAGACCCGTGTGGTGTGGATGGCCACCTGCGCGAACATCAACGCCCCGACCGTGGCCGAGCTGACCGCGGGCGCGGACTACACCAAGCGCATCACCCCGGACGGGCTGAAACTGGACCCGTCCACGGCGGACGTCGACACGTCCTCGCTGGCCTCGACGTTCGACACCAAGACCGTGGGCCGCGTGGGCTTCGACGTCGAGCTGACGTTCAAGCGGGGCGACAACCCAACGGACGACGCCCCGTACACCACCCTGAAGTACGGGGTTTCCGGCTTCCTCGCGGTGCGGCGCGGCATCAACGTCACCACCGCATGGACTGCCGGCCAGAAGGCCGAGGTCTACCCCATCGCCTGCGGCGAGCCGCAGAACAGCTCCCCGGCGGCGAACGAGGTCATGAAGTTCGTGTCGCCGATGCGGGTGACGGACGCTCCGGCCACCGCCGCGACGGTCGCCTGATGCCCGATATCAAGGCTCTGCTGGCCAAGGCCAAGCCGCGCGAGCGGGTCGTCAAGGTCATGCTCGACGGGGAGACGGCCGGGGAGATCGAGCGCCTGGAGGCTGAGCTCCTCACCGTCTCGGAGGACTGGCAGCCCTCCGACCTCGCCGAGCAGCACCCCGGGCGCGACCTCGCCGGGCGGATCGCCGAGCTTCGCGAGAAGGCACGGGACTCCGAGGCCGAGTTTCGGTTCCGGTACATCGGCGACGAGGCATACTCCTCGCTGCTGGCCGACCACCCCTCGACGGACAGCAACCAGGCGTTCGACTCCGAGTCCTTCCCCCGTGCCCTGATCGCCGCGTCATGTGTGGATCCGGTGATTTCCGAGGCTGACGCGAGGGATCTCTTCAAGGTCATCAACCAGGGCCAGATCCAGGCCCTGTTCGATGCGGCTTGGGACGTGCACAACTCGGCATCACTCGTCCCTTTCTCGTTGGCCGCCTCCGCTCTCCTGGCGGCGGCCGTTGGCGGCGAGAAGTAGAAACCGCGCGGGCGTGGGGTGTCCCGCGCTCGGTGTTCCTCGGCCGCGCGGTGGCTCCTGGCGAGCCGCTGTGGGTTGAGGAGGACCGGGCGTGGGCCCTCGCCCTGGCCGAGGTCGAGGCGGACACCTGCCCGGATTGCGGCCAGGCCTGGTCCGAATCCACCGACCAGACAAACGAGTTCGAGTACCGGGCCGAGCTGATCATGTGCCACGCCTGCGCCACCTCGGCGAAGGCTGTGCGCGCCCACCAGAACGGCAAGGGCAGTACGGACGGCCTGCACGTCCACCTGGAGCACCGCACGAAGAGGGGGTGACGGCGTGGCCGTTCGTACTGTCACCGTCCGACTCAGGGCCGACATCAGCAACTACACCCGCGGGATGCGGCAGGCCTCCGATAACACGTCACGGCTCGCCAATGCGGGTGCGGCAACCGGTGCCGCGATGCTCGCCGGGTTCGCGGTGGCGGCGGCCGCCGCCGCGAAGTTCGACAAGGCACTCAGCAACGTCCGTGCGGTCACCGGGGCGAGCTCGGCCGAGATGGCGAAGCTGCGCGCGGCCGCCCTGGACGCGGGCAAGACCACCTCGTTCACCGCGACGGAGGCCGCAGACGCCGAGGCGGAGCTCGCGCGTGCCGGGGTCTCCACGGCGAACATCATCGGCGGCGCGCTGAAGGGCTCTCTTGCGCTGGCCGCGTCGGGGCAGATCGATCTCTCCGAGGCCGCCACCCTCAGCGCGCAGGCCATGAATACATTCGGCCTCGCGGGCAAGGACGTCGGCCACATCGCCGACCTGCTGTCCGCAGGCGCGAACAAGAGCGCCGCCGATGTCCACGGCCTGGGCGACGCCTTGCGGCAGGGCGGCCTACTCGCCCACCAGACGGGGCTGTCCATCGAGGACACCGTTGGAGTGCTCAGCGCGTTCGCTGACCACGCCCTGATCGGATCGGACGCCGGCACGTCGCTGAAGACCATGCTGCAGCGGCTCGTTCCGCAGTCCAAAGAGGCCGAGGCCGCCATGGCGAAGATCGGCTTCAGCGCCTACGACTCGTCCGGTAAGTTCGTCGGCCTGTCGCAGACGGCTCAGCGGATGAAGACCTCCTTCGGCCAGCTCACCCCCGAGGCCCGCAACTCGGCCATGGCGACGATCTTCGGTTCGGACGCCGTGCGTGGAGCGACCATCCTGTACGAGCTCGGCGCGAAGGGCATCGATTCCTACCGCCGCGCGGTCGACGACCAGGGCGCCGCCCAGCGCATGGCCTCGGTCCAGACGGACAACCTGATCGGCGACATGGAGCGCCTCAAGGGCGCCCTCGAAGTGGCGCTCATCGAGGGCGGGTCCTCGGCCAACGGTGCACTGCGCGGCATGGCGCAGGGTGTGACCAGCCTGGTCAACGCCTACAACTCACTGCCCGGCCCGGTGCAGCACGCCATCACGATGTTCGCCGGGGTCGGTGGCGCGGTGACTCTTACCGGGGCCGGAATGGTGATGCTGCTGCCGCGCATCGCGGCGACCCGGGCCGCGCTCGCCTCCATGGGTGTTACCGCAGCGCGCGCCCGCACGTCGATGATGGTGCTCGGCCAGGTCGGCGCCGTGGTGGCTGGCCTGGAACTGGTCTCCTACGCCTCCAAGCGGATCCAGGAGACGTTCAAGGACGCACCGCCGTCCACGGCGAAGATGGCATCGGCCCTGGTCGACCTCGGCCAGAAGGGGAAGAAGGCCGGCGAGCTCACGAAGACGTTCGGCGACGACCTCGACGGCTTCGGGCACGCCGTACAGCGCCTGGCCCACCCGACCGGCGAGAACAGAGCCACGGACATCGTCAACTCCGTAACGTTTGGGCTCACCGAAGGTCTCATGGAGACCGACATCGCTCTGCAGGACGCCACCGACCAGGTCAAGACGATCGACGAGGCGCTCGGCGGCCTGGTCTCTTCCGGTCATGCGGACGTCGCAGCCAAGGCATTCGACGAGCTGTCCGACAACGCGCTCTCTCAGGGCACGTCCGTCGAGAAGCTGAAGACCCTGCTGCCGCAGTACACCGACGCCCTGGCCAACACGAGCGTCGAACAGCAGCTCACCGGCAAGTCGTCCAAGGGCCTCAAGGACGACCTGGCGATGACGAACGAGGAGCTGAAGAACCAGAAGTCCGCGGCCGAAGAACTCACCGATGCGCTGAAGACCCTGAACGGGATCAACATCAGCACGGCCGAGCAGGAGATCTCATTCCGCAAGAGCCTGGCCGACCTGTCGGCCGCGGTGAAGGAGAACGGCCACTCGCTGGACGTCAACAGTGAGAAGGGAAGGGCGGTCAAGGGCGCGTTCCTCGACGCGGCGAAAGCGGCGATGGAGCACGCGCAGGCGGTGGCCGAGCAGAAGGACAGCGTGGAGGCCGGCAACGCCGTCCTGGCCAAGGACGTCGAGGCGCTCAAGGCGACGATGCACGCCGCGGGGTTCTCCAAGGACGCCATCAACAAGCTGACCTCGGCCTACGCCCGGCTGCCCGCCTCGGCCACGACAAAGGTCAACGCCGAGACGAAGAAGGCGACCAGCGATCTGCAGGCCGTGCAGAACAAGGTCCGCTCCACCAAGGGCAAGTCCTTCACCATGTCGGCGCTGACCAAGACCGCCGAGAAGATCTTGAAAGACCTCGGCTACAAGGTCACCCACATGAAGAACGGGAAGGTCTCCGTCTCCGTCCCGACGGGCACACCGATCTCCCAGGTCGGTGCGATCCAGCGGGCCATCAACAACATCCAGGGCAAACCGGTCGGGATCGGCGTCTACCTCAAGGCAACCGGATCGGACACCGACGCCAACGGCGTCCCCGACATGATCCAGTCGCGGCGCAACGGCGGCCTCATCCGCCGGTACGCGGACGGCGGCGCGGTACTGCAGATGTACCCCTTCGGCGGCCCGATCTCCGGACCCGGCACAGGAACGTCGGACAGCATCCCCGCCCTGGTCAGCAACGGCGAGTACATCGTCAAGGCCGACGCGGTGCGCAAGTACGGCGTCAACATGCTCGACCGGGTCAACGCGCGACGCTTCGCCTCCGGCGGCGGGGTCGGCCTCACGTACAGCCCGACAGGCTCTCCGGTGCTTGGCGGCGCGGGCGACCCTAAGGAGCGCTACGACGCGCTGGTCGAGAAGCTGAAGCAGGCGTTCAAGGACCTCGCCTCCGCGATGGCCGACGCGAAGAAGAAGACCGACGCCATGAAGGCGGCCGAGAAGAAGCAGACCGCGACCCGCAAGGACGGGACCCGCAAGATCACCGAGGCTGAGAACAACCTCAGCCGGGTACGGCGGGGAAAGCACACGCACGCGCAGCTGCTGGCCGCCGAGAAGAAGCTCACTGACGCCCGCCGCAATGCGGCCAAGGCCAACGATGCGGCAGCTGACCGGACCAAGGCCGCGCAGAAGGCGAAGAGATCGGCCGATGCCAAGGTCGCAACGGAGAAGCGCGATGTGTACGCGGCCGACAGTGCGCTGGGCCTGAAGAAGGGAGCGAAGGCGCCGACCACGTTCAACCTGGCCGCGTATCAGAAGCAGCTCAACAGCAGCCTGGCCGCGACTACGAAGTGGCGCACCAACCTGACGAAGATCGGCAAGCGGGGCGGGCAGGACATCAAGGACCTGCTGGAGTCCATGGGTGAGGACGGCTACGCCCTGGTCAACGCAATGGCCGGGGCCAGCGACAAGCAGTTCAAGGACATCGTCGCCAAGCTCCAGAAGCTGAACGGAACAGCGAAGGCGACGCTTGCGGACTTCTCGAAACAGCTGAACGGGGCGACGAAGGAGAGCGCGCAGTTCGCGTCCGACCTTCAGGCCCTGGCCGCGCTGGGCTACGGCGATCTCGCCCAGGCCCTGGCCGCGCAAGGCGACAGCACCGCGATGGAGCTGGCGCACCAGGCGGCGACCGGCAAGAAGACCGACGTGGCCGCCGCTGACCTCGCCGTCACCCGGGCGGGCAAGCCCCTGTCTGGGGACGACCTGGAGAATGCCCTGCTGCTGCTGACGACACTGCGCGCGGCACCTGGGCGCGGCTACTCCGACCTCATCGCGGCCGGCCTATCCGTGGACACCATCAAGACCCTGGTACCCCGGATGCTCGACCAGATCAAGAAACTCCCGGCCCAGTACCGGGACGCCTTCCTGACGCAGTTCACCGGCCAGACCGGCATCAAGACCATGGCCCGGGGCGGCATCCTCACCGGGCCCCAGATGGTCCTCGGCGGAGAGGCCGGCGTACCGGAGTCGTGGATCCCCCACGACGGTTCCGCTCGGTCCCGGTCTCTGCTGCAGGCGACCGCCCGGCTGATGGGCTACGACGCCCGCCCGGCCGGACGGTTCGGCACCAGCGGGGGCGGCGGCACTGCCGGGCACTACGACCAGCGCGTCACCAACCTGACCCTCAACGGGTCCAAGCAGACCAGCGCGGAGCAGGCCCACGACATCGCCCGCCGAATCAGTTTCGTGGGCTGAGAGGAGCACAGATGACGACCACGCCAGGCGCCGCCCTGGACGGTCTGCGGGCCACGCTCGGCTCGGTCGAGCTGGGCATGGTCAACCCGGACGGGGTGGCCCACTACCTCCGGACCCTGGACGGGTGGGACTCCCCGGACTCCCGCAGCGAGTTCACCGACCGGGAGGCGGACCACGGCACCTACGCGTCGCCGGTCTACCTGTCGTCCCGGCCGGTCACCCTCGCCGGCACGCTGGTCGCCCCATCCCGGGATGCGCTGGAAGCGGCGATGGAATCGCTGCGCAAGGCGTCCTCGCTCACCGACACCACGCTGACGGTGAGCGAGTCCCAGCCGCGACAGGCGCAGGTGCGGCGCTCCGGTAAGCCGCTCATGCAGTACGTCACCGACACCACGGCCACGTACTCCGTGATGGTGACGGCGGCGGACCCGCGCCGGTACGGCACCACGCTGCACGAGGACACCACGTCCCTGCCGTCCACCAGCGGCGGACTCGTCTTCCCTGTAACCGTTCCGATCGCCTTCTCCGGCACGGTGGTATCCGGGCGGATCACCGCTACCAACGTCGGGACCATGGACACCCGCCCTGTCCTCTCACTCACCGGTCCCGTCGTCCAGCCGATCGTCTCGGCGGCCTATGAGGACGGCTCGGTAAGGCAGCTGATCTACACACAGGACCTCCAGGCCGGAGATGTCCTCGTCATCGACACCGACTCGCACGCGGTCACCCTCAACGGCGCCGTCTCCCGGCGCCGGTTCATGACCGTGCCGTCTGGCTGGCCCACGATCCCGCCCAGCCAGACCGTCACCTACCAGTTCCAGTCCAGCACCTACAACACGACCGCCCAGCTCACCGCCTCCTGGCGGTCGGCGTGGCTGTGAGAAGGAGGCCACCATGCCTGTAGACGTGTGGGCCATCGACGGCCTTACCCTGTCCGGCCTGGAGACCAGGCAGACCCAGGCTGCCACCGTGATGGCCGACGGGACAGCGCTTGGCTCCCGCTCCGGCGTCCGGCCCGGCGACCCCGGACTGACCGTCACCCTGTCCGGCTCCACCATCACCGTCTCCGCCGGGGTCGCCACCGTCGCTTACTCGGGACAGGGCGTCTACCGGGCCGCCTTCCCCACGGCAACCGGCGCTGGCACAGTGACTGCCGCGCACGCCTCCCTGACCCGCATCGACCTGGTGTATCTGCGGATCTGGGACAGCACGGTCGACGCGTCCGGCCTCTACAAGGCGGACGTCGTGTACCTGGCCGGCACCCCGTCCAGCACACCCTCGGCGCCGACACCGGCCGGCACCGTGGTGTACATGCCGCTCGCCACGATCACCGTGCCGCCGTCCGGCGGCGGGTCCGCGTCGGTGTCCACCGCCGTCCGCCCCTATACCGTGGCCCCGGGTGGGATCCTGCCTGCGGCGGCCGCCCCGTCGGCCCCCTACGTCGGGCAGTACTACGACGACGGGACCAGCCTGCGCCGCTGGAACGGCAGTTCCTGGCGCACGGTTTCCCCGCTCACGCCTCAGGTCTCCGATCAGGTCGGCTTCCCCGCCTCGCCCGTGGTCGGGAACATCAACACCGATTTCACCTCGGGCGAGTGGCCGCCGCTCACGATCGTCGTGCCTCCTTCTGGCATGGTGCGGATCACGATCGGGGCGGCGGTCAACAACACGAACGGCTCGACGTCCACGGCGTGGGCGGTCTGGCGTGCGTCGGGTGCACTCACCGAAGGCGCCAGCGAGAAGGTCGGGGTGAGCGCGGCGGGCTCGCGTACCTACGCCTCCCGTCAGGTGATCCGTAGCGGCCTCACGCCGGGCGCCTCCCTCACGATCACCCCCCAGTACAACCTGAGCTCAGCCGGGGCAATCGGCACGGTCACCCGCGTCTCCGGCGGGCAGCTCATCGTGGAGCCGATGCCCGGATGAGTGCTGCCATAGAGCTGGCCTGGTTCGGCTGCGACATGCTGACCGGCGCCATCATCGAGGACCTGCCCTCGCTCAAGCCCACTGGTGCGCTGTCGAGGAAGCTGGGCGACCAGACGACCACCCAGTTCACCCTCGACCTCGATGGCGCGCCGGCCGAATGGGTAGTCGCCACCGACCCCGGTCGTACCCTGCTGGTCGCCGTCGACACGCTCACCGATATGCCGGTGTGGGCCGGGGTCGTCCTGCCTCGCGAGGCAGGGAGCGCGAACACCGTGTCGCTCGGCGCCGCCACCCTGGAGCGCTACCTGGACAGCCGGTGGCCGGGCACCCAGAGCTACTGGGGCGCGGACCAGGCGGACGTCCTGGCCGGGCTCCTCACACCCTCCCTGAATGGCGGCCCCCCGTTCGTCATCGACAGCGTGGCAACCGGCGTGGTCATGAACTACTCGGTGGACGACGGGGACGACAAGACGATCCTGTCGTGCGCTCAAGAGGTCATGGCCCTGGAGGGCGGCCCCGAGTGGACCATCGAAGCCGCCTGGAACGCCGCCCACTCGGGATTCGTCTTCCCGATCCGGATCCGCTCCAAGATCGGCACCCAAACCGACTGGCCAGAGGGCACCTTCGATTTCCCCGGCAGTGTCAGCGCGTACACGCTCGCCGAGTCCTACGAGGCAGGCAAGGGTGCCACCCGCGTCTTCGCCCGCGGCGAGGGCGAAGGGTCCTCCCGTCTCACCTCCACACCGCACGACGCCACCGCGCTCCTCGCCGCCGGGTGGCCGCTGTGGGAATACCGCTACACCCCCGCAACCGGAGTCACCGACCCCGACCAACTGAACGCTCACGCGGCTGAGTCGGTGGCCCTGATGGCGCAGGGGGCCACCGTGTGGTCGCTCGAAGCAGTCGCTTCTCAGGCGCCGCGACTCGGCCGGGACTGGGTGCTCGGCGACACGATCCGGTTCGCCGTCGACCGCTCGCCCCGGCACCCGACCGGCGCCGACGTGGTCGCGCGCTGCTGGTCGTGGGAGTTGGAACCCGCCGCGGACAAGGTCCGCCCGATCCTCGTGGAGGACAGCTGATGGGACGACAGCTCGACCAGCTGCCCACCGACGCAACCAGCCTCGCCCGGAAGGTTGCCCGGCTGGAGCGGGATATGCGCGAACTGCGCGCTTCTCGCCGACTGGCAGCCGCAACCGCAGGCCTCATCCAGACCGCCGCCTCGGGTGCGCGCATCGCCCTGGACGGCGACGGACCCGCCCTGCTGATGTACTCCGACGACGGCACGGTGATCGCCCGCCTCGGACCCGACGAGGAAGACGGCGGCGCCGGATTCTGGGTCCGCGGCAGCCAGGAACCATGGCCACTGCTCGCCTACCTCTACGGCGGTGAGCTGCGGTGGCGCCCGGTCGACGAGGATGCGGTCGTGGAGGGCGCCTCGGCGGTCTACGACACGGATGCCAACGCTTACGCCGACCTCATCCTCTCGTCCGGCAAGGTGTTTTCGGGCGATGTCCCCGCGCAGGTTGTCCTCACCACCGACAGCGGCGGTGGCCCGCCCCATGCAGCCGTCCACGCGATTCTGCAGGCGGACAACTGGGCGATCGGGCAGACAGTGATCACGCCGACCGCGTCGAACACCCCTACCTCGGCGGGGATCACCGGTCTCGGCCTCAAGGGCAGCACCTTCTTCGGATATGCCACCCCGTCAACAGCCTCGCCAGGCACTGCCGTGACCGGAGTGGGCATGACCGCGGTCACGGCGAACAGCGCCACGCTGTGGTTCACCCGCGCCGGTACCCCGGTGGCAACAACTGTGTATTGGATGGTGATCGGACAGTGAGCGAATCCACCGACGGGCCGAGTTCGGTCGGCCCAGGCCAGGACCCGCACGAGCCGCTGCCGGACCCGCCGGTACTGACCTTCGTGCCGGCCATGTACTACGGGGCCACGGTCCGGGACGACAACCTGGCGTGCGTGAACTACGGGACGCTGTGGGACTACCCCGAGCTGTACTCGAACGGCGGCCGCCCGAACATCTCCTGCGGGCTGTGCGGACACGCGATGAGCATCATGTCCGCCACCCTCCTCGACCCCCAACCGATCGTTCCCTGACCCACCCCGCACCCACCGCCCCGGACCGATTCGGCCGGGGCTTTCTCATGCCCTGGAGGGCTCATGGCCAAGACCGGCCCGCAGCAGTACCCCGGCGCCTCGCAGGCGTACCGGTATCAGGGCGTGTACGGCGGCGACTCGATGGAGTCCAACGTGGTCGTCTGGCACACCACGGAGGGCACCTCGCTGCCGTCCTACGGTGGCGGTGCCGAGGCGCCGAACTTCACCGCGAAGCCGGACTTCGCGACGATGCGTCTCGTCTGGTACCAGCACTTCGACTTCGACACCTCGTCGCGCGCCCTGGTCAACCGGGCCGGCGGGGTGGAGACGAACACGTTGAACGTGTGCCAGGTGGAGCTCGTCGGAACGTGCGACCCGGCCGCGCACAAGAAGTGGAGCGCTGCCCACCTGTACACCCCCGAGCTGCCCGACTGGGTGATCCGGGATCTGGGCGCGTTCGCGAAGTGGGCGCACGACCAGCACGGAGTCCCGCTCACGTCGGGGCCGCCGTTCAGGGCGTACCCGTCCAGCTACGGCGCGACCGCCGTGCGCATGACCGGGGCCCAGTGGCTGGCCTTCAAGGGCCACTGCGGGCATCAGCACGTCCCGGAGAACGACCACGGCGACCCGGGCGCCTTTCCCATCGCCGCGGTTCTGGCCGCCGCGAAGGGCGCCACCCCCCCGTCCAAGGAGGACAACAGCATGGCTACTACTCCCGACGCTGTCTGGAAGGCCGACGTGATCCCCGCCTCGGCCCCGCCCTACGCGAACGCCGACTACGCCAAGAACCGCACATGGACCGCGTCCTACGCGCTCGGCTCGGCGGTCCTCACCGGCCGCCGCACCGAAGCGAAGGTGACCGCACTCGCCAAGCAGCTCGCGGCGCAGACGGCCGCGATCAAGACGCTCGCCGGGCTCGTCGGCAAGGGGGTCGACACTGCGGCGGTCGTCGACGCGGTCGAGGCCGCTGCCACGACCGCGGTCGAGCGGACCATCCAGGACGCCGTCATCGACGTCAACATCAACACCCCGGAGGCGTGACCATGCAGAGGCAACTGCTCCTCGACCTGACCGAGCGCGCGGGCTGGACCGGTGCGCAGGCCGCGCTCGGCCTGGCCGTGACCGAGCTCGCTGACATCCCCGTCTGGTGGGCCGCCCCCGTGGCGCTGGCCCTCGCCTCGGCCAAGAGCTGGGTGGCGGGGCGGCTCGGCCGGAAGGGCACCGCGTCCACGTTGCCCGCGGCCGCTGACCCTGCGTCGCACCCGACGGGTATCTGAGCTGCCCACCGAGCACCACGGGAGTACGTATGGACGCTGCCATGCTGACCGCGCTGGGTGCACTGCTGGCCTCGCCGGTTGCTGCGGCAGCGGCCGCCTACGGGTCCCGGGGCGCGACGAGAGCGGCCCGGGAGGGCGGAGTCATCACCGGATACGACAGTCTCACCGCACGCCTCACGGCTGAGCGGGACAAGGCCGAGCTGGACCAGTCGGCAGCCGAGCAGCGCGCGGCCGCGCTGGAGCTGGAGGTGTCCCGGCTGCGGCTGCTGGTGACGCAGCTCGGGGGGACGCCATGACGCGGGCAGAGCACCTGTTCTACCGGCGCCGGTTCCTGCTGTGGATCGTGGCCGCGCTCCTCTTCCTGGGGGGCGCGGTCGCGGTAGCCTTTCTGCAGATCGACAAGGCGCAGTCGCGCGGGGACCAGCTGGCGGCCGAAGCGGACCGGCGGGGTACCGCCGTCACCACCCTGGCCACGGATGTGCGGCGGCTGCGCGCGCAGGTGCAGGCGCGCGGCGGGACCCCGGCGGCCCCGGACCCTGGCGACGCGGTGGAGGATCTGCCGGCGCGGGCCGAGGTGCCGGTGCCGATCCCGGGCCCGCCGGGGCCGCGCGGGGAAAAGGGGGCGCGGGGTGGCCGCGGCGCGACCGGTGCGTCGGCCGCCCCGTCACCCGGCCCGTCCGGCGCAAGCGGCCGCGCGGGAACGGATTCGTCGATTCCGGGGCCCGTTGGTCCCGTTGGCCCCGCAGGTCCAGCTGGCCCGGCTGGCGAGCAGGGACCGGCGGGACAGCCTGGTGCCGCGGGCAAGGACGGCGCAGCCGGGGCCAACGGGAAGGACGGCACGAACGGCCGCGACGGCACGGATGGCCAGACGTGCCCGGGCGGGTACAGCCTCCAGCCACCGCCCGACGATCCGGACGCACTGGTCTGCCGGCGCGACACCCCGACCGCCCCGGACCCGGGGACGGCCCCCACGATCCTCGGCCTCCCCGCAGACCGACGCCGCACGTGAACAACGCCCCTTGTCCCGGTTTCGGCCGGCGGCGGGGGGCGCTTTCGTGCGTTCAATCGCCTAGTGGGCGCGGACGCTTCGCTGCACTCGCAAGATCACGTTCTGGGCATCGGCCCCGTACACCGCAGATTCCCTCAGCGTGTTCCAGGCCTTCAGGTACGTGGTCACGAGGTCGGTGTCGTCCAGCCAGAGTTCTGCGTGCCAGTCCTCGGCGATGACGAGCCGCTTGTCCAGAACCCAGAACCCGTTCGCTGCCGGGATCCGCAGCGAAGCGCCGAGCGGGACGATTCCCAGCTCCACCGTGTCCATCCCAACCATGCCCGCGAGCCGATCAAGCTGAGCGGTGAGAACCGACGGCGAGCACACCAGCGCATGGAACCTGCGCCCTGGCGTGTAGAGCCACTCCTGGCGCCGCATTCGAGCCCTGACAGCATCCTCGGTGTCGCGCGTCGATCCGTACAGCTCTGCATACCGCACGAAGATCGCACGCGCGTAGTCCGCGGTCTGAAGCATGCCGGGGACTACCGACTCTTCCCACGCCCGGATGGCTCTGGACCGGTCGACTTCGAGGTTCCAGCTGTCTTGTACGGGCCGGTGTCCGGCGGCCAGCTGCCGACGCCATGAGCGGATGTGGGACTCGAAGCCCTTGAGCCGGGCGTCCAGTTCTGCAAATACCTGCGGCTGGCCGACGCCTGAGGCCCACGCCCGCAGGTCATCAGTGGTGGCGGTCTGCCGGCCGCCCTCCAGTTTGTAGACCTTGGAGTGCGGCCAGCCGAGCCGCTCAGCGAGCTGGGTTCCGGTGAGGCGTCCGGCCGGGGCCTGCAGACGCAACTCCTTCAGGCGCGTGCCGAGGGACTCTCGGGCCTGCTGGTAGTCGGTGCTCACCGGTGCCGTTCTAGCCCTTCGCGTGCAGTTGCGCTGTGAAGTCGTCCCATGGAAGGGACGTATGCACGGCGGCGTCCCTCACCTGGCAGTACCGCAGAACTTCACCAGGTTCGGTGATCACCTCAACGTCTCGGAGGACGTCCGTATCGTCGAAGTGAAGGACCGCCACCAGGCGGCTATCGAAGATCCAGAAGTCCTCGGCGGGCAGGTGCGCGAGCTCGGCATCCTCACGCCACACGTTCCGTGCGTCCTCACCCGTGGCTGCGTTGACCCGCGCGTAGGACAGGAGGAACAGCTGTCCAGGAGTAGGTGGGGTGTCGACAACCCGCACCCGGCCCACGGCCTTCCCGGCAGCTGTCTGGCGACGGATGTTCTGGCACCAGCCACTCTCGACGTCCGACGGCGCTACTCCCGTTTCGAGGAACTCGGCGTATCCGCCGTCTTCGCGGTCGGAGGCGTAGCCGCGCCGCGTTTCGAGGTGCCACGCCGAATGCTCGAAGTGCTCGAAAAGCTTCCCGAACTCTTCCAGTCCGATGAGCTTGGGAACGCGGTCCCCCTCCTTCGGCCCGTGGTTGACGAGGAGTTCACGCGGCACAACCACCGCCACGTCTTGAGGGCCGAAGTGCTGCAACTGCGCGAGGTCTTGCGAGTCGGTCAAGGGCGTTCCCTGGACGATGATCTCTCCAGAGTCGAGGTCGTCGTGGAGCGCTGGGCATGCGCCGTTCTTGCTGTCGGTGCCGTTGAACCGCAGTCGTCGTGCCATGTCGTCTCCTCCGGGACAAAGGTGGTCGCCACCAGCATCACCGCACCTGTGGCTCCCCTCTACATCCTGCCGCTCCCTCCGCGAGACCACACGGGAACATTCAGTCAGCTTCGGAGAACATTCGAGAACATCGCCTGGCGTGCACCAACGAGCCACTCCTACCGTCCCGTTCATGCCCCAAGGACCCGAGCTACACGACGCCGCGAGCGTCGATCCGTTCACCGCCGTGGAAGTTCTCCGGGCGGCACTCGACCAGGCCGGGATCGTCCTGCCGTCCCTGGCTGTGGATTCGGTATCACCTGCCCTCGCTCTCGTCGGTCTCGGCCGCGTCCATGCCGGGGTGGCCATTCGGCTGGCGGACGCCCTCCAGGGCAGGGCCGGCTGCCAAGCGGAACGAGGCCTAGCATGCCCATGACGCTCAAGGTGTACGAGGTGAACAGGGCGGGGACCACGGTCCGCGTCTTACGGCCAACAGCTGAGGTCGCGCCGGTCACGACGGTGGACCCGTCCGCAGCGTTCCCCGACTGCGAGTGTCCCCGTCACCGCCCTCAGAGTGACGCCGCGTACCGCGTGCTCCTCGGGCACACCGCTCAGTGCGCCGCGTGCCGCGCTGGCGCTCCCTGCCCCACAGCTGCTCGTCTCGGCCGGGCCTGGCGAGAGACCCGCCGGTGAGCCCCCGGTCGGTGATGCGGTTCGCGGAGTGGACGATCGGCGCTCCCCGCGGTGAGGCCCCGCAGACCACCATCGTGATCCGCTGCCTCGGCCCCGGCTGCGGCGAGGCGTCCGAGCCGAGCACCTCACACATCACCCCGGACACCTGGGCGCTGAAGCACGCCGGGCGGACCGGCCACACCGAGTACGAAGAGGTGGCCCGCTGCCGCCTCGTCGCCACACCGAAGGAGCCGCGCTGATGGCACAGGCACCCGTCGACCCGCCGCCGGGATCCGTGATCCCCGGACACTGCTGGGCGCACCACCCGGACGGCGGCGGCGGCACCTGCATGCTGCCGCCCCACCACCGCGGACCGCACTACAACCCCTACATCCGGGCCGCGTGGAATCAACCCGGACTGGAGTGGCCGCAGCAGCCTGCCCGCTGATCTCCCACCCGTACCCGAGGCCGGCGGCGGCCAGGGTGCGGGCGGGGCTACTCCCGCACGAGGTCGGCAGCTGACACGCCGATGGCGTCGGCAATGCGGAGCAGTGTGTCGACGCGCGGGCTCGCGCGACCGTGCTCGATGTCCTGGTAGGCGGAGCGGTCTATGCCGGTGCGGGTGACGATGTCCTGCTGCGACAGATTGGCGTGCAGGCGCGCGTCCCTTATCTGGGCAGCGATTCGCCGGCGCCTCTCCAGGAGGGCGGGGTCTGGGGGGATGACGCGCGGCACGCTTCCCACGCTGACCGGTCATGATCGTTTTGCATGCAGGGTAGACCCGGCATTGTTCGATCATGAATGCTGGGATCAGCAAGGAGGCGAGGCGCAGTGTCCAGTGATCACGGATGGCGGGCACGGACGGCGCAGCGGGTAATGGTGGACACCAGATCGACAAGAGTCGGCCTTGTTGTTGGGGAGGACGACCAGGTCGTCACCTTGAAGCCGCTCACGTCCGGCGCCGAGTGGGCCTGTCCGGCACCGGCGGCTAGGCCCGCCACCCTGGGCGAGATAGCTGCCGCCCTGGCGGAGGAGTAGTCACTCCACACCCTGACGTCCCCACCAGGACATCAGCTGGTAGACCGTCTTGGCTCCCACGGCGGACCGCGCTGCCGCGATCTCCTTCGTCACGGTCCGCTCGGAGAGGGACAGTCTCGGGCCGATGCGCTGCTGCGGCTCCCCCTCGTCCAGCGCACGCAGGATCATCTTCTGGCGTTCCGTCAGCACCCCGTCGGACGTCCGCCCCTCTTGCCAGCCCTCGGCACGCGCCCAGAGCTGCTGATAGACGACGTGAGCCCAGGCGACGCCGGCACGGTCGAACACGTGCCACCCGCTGTCCCTCTCGGCCGCCATCACGTGGTTGTCGATAAACAGGTGGGTGCGGTCGATGATGACCATCCGGGGGAACGTCTCCTGCAGGGTCGCGACTTCGGCCCCTGCCCTCGTTATGGCTGCGAGGTGCCCTCGCGTCTGGGTGTGTTCACGCACTGCGGCGGTGTAGATCGACTTGACGGACAGACCCCGGTCGACCAAGTCGAGCACGCGGTCCATACCCATGCGCTGGACGGCAGGGTCGCGGTCGACCGGTGCCCCGGGTTGAGCGGTCAGCATCTCGGATGAGGCATCACGCAAAGCATCACCGATCCTGGCGTTCATCTCGTCCCGGGTCGGCAGCCACTCGCTGGCTGGCCCTCCGTACCAGCGGTGTGGGTCAAAGTCGCCCACCAGGCTCTCAATGCCGGGCAGTTCCGTCATGCACCGTAGAGCCTGCGCGATCGTGGATTGGGTGTCGGCCAGCACGCGCTGTGCCACGGCGCGGGGATCGTGTGCGATGTAGCGGTCGGGCTGGTAGGGATCTGCCGTGATCAGCCCCAGATCGAGCAGGCGGTGCATGTCCTGGTCGGCGGCGGGCGCGCTCCCGGCGGCGACCGCCCGGTACGTTTCTCGGTCTGCCTCCGTCACCGGGAGGTCTGGCAAATGGGTCATGATCCCACCTTCAACTAGATGCAGGAAACCGCTTGTGCTGTTTTTGGCACACCGTATCGACTATTCATCACAGGAACCCCATGCGACCCTACTTTCAGTGACGTCACATTCCGCACGGGCGTTCGAAACGTAGAGCTTTCATGGAGGGGATCCACATGACCATCACGCGCGCACTCAGACGGGCGGCAGCTGTGGCGCTGCTCGCCGTTCTCCCCGTTCTGGCCGTCTCTGCGGGCGGTGTGGTGCAGTCCGATCATGCGGCGGTCGTAGCGGACCCGGGCTGGGGCGCGGCGGGGGTCACGGATCCGCCGGCGGAGCCGGAGCGGACGGACCCCGGCTGGGGCTGAAACGTTTCTCCGTTCTCTGAGTGACGGCAAGGAGAAACGCCACTGGACTCGGAGGCGACGTTCGAAGCGGCCCGGCGGGCAATGAAGCCTGCCGGGTCGTCGCACCAAAACAACGGGGAAAGGCACCACAAATGATCATGCTGGTTCTCGGGCTCCTCATCGCTGCGGGGCTCTGCGCGCTTCTCCTGCTCGGCCGCGGCCTGCGGCGCCAAGTAGATTCCCTGCAGGCGGAGATCGCGGCGGCGCGCATCGCGGGCGTCCTCGACAAAGGCGATCCGGCGCCGTGACTGCCAGCCAGATACTGCGCAAGGCAGGTGATGCGCCCAAGGGTCGGGCGCATCACCTTTTCTCACGTACGTCTCACAGACTCTGAGCGAGTGGCGGGAGACAGGGCATGTCGCCTGGCCCCAGGGCTCCGTTTCTGGACTGTATGGACGCCATGGACGGCGCTCATACAACTACGGATCAGAAGGTTGCAGGTTCGAATCCTGCCGAGTGCACGCAGCTCAGAAGCCCCCCGGACATCGTCCGGGGGGCTTCTGACATCAGCGGGTGACATCAACGCACCCGGAATCCGGGATCAGGCGTCGTCGTCGGGCGCAGTCTCCCCCTCTTCTTCGCTGCCGAACTCCAAGGCGTCGTCCATGCGCTCGGCTGCTGCCCGCAGCGTCGTGTCCATCACGTGCGCGTAGGTGTCCAGCGTCATGGTGATGGTGCTGTGGCCGAGCGTCTCCATGATCGTGCGAGCGTCGACCCCTTGCGCCAGCAGCAGCGAAGCGCAGGTGTGGCGCAGATCGTGCACGCGCACCCGCCGCACCTTGGCGTCCCGGCACAGGATGGTGAGCATCCGGTTCAGGCTGCGGGGGTCCGTGACGCGACCCGTCACCGTGGTGAACATGAGGCCAGTCGGGTGTTCGGGTACCGGCTTCCACTTAGGGCCTGCCACCTTGCGCTCCCGTTCCTGCTGCTCGCGGTGCTCGGTGAGCGCCCGCACGCACCCTTTCGACAGAGCTACCGTGCGCACGGACCGCATGGTCTTCGGAGTTCCGAAGATCAGCTCACGCCGGATGCGCTGCACGTTCCGCCGGACTCGGAGCTGACCGCCCGCAAGGTCGACATCGGACCAGGTGAGCGCGAGGGCCTCTCCGCGGCGTAGGCCGGTGGAGATGAGCAGCAGCCACAAGGCCTGGAGGCGGTGGGACTGGGCGGTCTTGAGCAGCATGCGAACTTCCCCGGTGTCCAACGGACGTACCTCCTTGGCGTCGACTGTCGGTGTCTCCACGATCCGTGCGACGTTGCGGGCGATCAGTTCTTCGCGCATCGCCTGCTGTAGCGCGGACCGGAGAACTGCGTGGATGTACTGCACCGTTCGAGCTGACGGCCGGCGCTTGCAGCAGCGGCCGACCGCGCAGCAGTTGCGCTTGCCTTCCGGCCTTTCCTTGTCCGCCCCACGGAGGCAGCACAGGCAGGAGACCTTGAACTCTGTGAGGAACAGGCGCACGTCCGCCGGCGACAGCCGGTTGAGCTTCTTCTTGCCGAGTGCAGGGCGAATGTAGAGGCGTGACAGCCCCTCGTAGCTGTTCAGTGTCGCGGGCTTGAGTCGCTCAGGCGCGACAGCGGCCAGCCAGTAGGTGAGGTAGTCCCCGAACGCCATCGTGGACGACGCGGCCGGGATGCCCTGCCGCGTCTTCTCCTGCAACTCAGTGAGCTTGCCGGCCACCTCGTCTCGGGTCTTGCCGTAGACGAACTTCCGGGTCCGGGTGCCGTCCGGTCGGTAGACGTAGGCAGCTGCGTGGTAGCGACCGTCCTTCCGCTTCGTGATCGTTCCTTCGCCGTTGGCGCGACGCTTGGCCATCAGGCGGCCTCCTCGATTTGGAGCCGGATGTAGGTGTTCAGGGCATCGACGGGGACGCGGCGGGCACGGCCGGCGGTGAAGCTGTCGAGTTGCTTGGAGCGGAAGAGGTCGTAGACCTTGCTACGACTGAGCCGCAGGGCGTGCATGACCTCGGGGACCGTCAGGGTTTCGGGCGCGGTGGAGAGTGGCGTACGCATTGGGTCGCTGCCTCCTTGGCAGGGCATACGGGAGCCCGGGGGCCCCTTCCTGTCAGGTCCGCTACCTCCGCTACCTCCGCTACCGCCCTGGTCAGGGGCATGATCGTGGTAGCGGATGAGGTAGCGGTAGCGGATGGAATCCGCTACCGGCCCCGCCCCTGCTGGGGCCGGGGCCGGTAGCGGGTAGCGCTCAGGTAGCGGACGGGAAGAGCGTTGCCGCTACCTTTTCCGGGTCGCTGACCTGCGAGGTAGCGGAGGTAGCGGAGGTAGCGGCTCCTGAGGGGGGTGGGGGGCAGTACCGCTCCCATGCGTCGTGGAGATCGAGCGCGTAGTAGCCCTTGAGTACCGTCCCGGCGGTCTTGATGTTGCGAGCCTTGACCGGGATGTTGTCGAGGGTCATGTACTCCCCGAGCATCTTGGCCAGGCCCCGGGAGTCGAGCGGCCGGCCGCTCATGTCCGCCCACGGCGCTTCGTCCAGCGCGCACAGCCGGTCCAGGATGGCGACGGTCGGCATGCGGTCGATGCCCGCCATGACGTGGTCCCGGAGATCAGTCAGCAACCGGATGCCGAGACTGCCCTTGTCGTCGGCACGGGCGGCGTTGACCAGCTCCATGCACGCGGTGCGGGCGCGCTCGGGCCAGTCGCCGCCCGCCGCGTCCGCGACAGACAGCAGGGGCTCCCACACGTCGGCGGGGCGGTCGGTGACACCCTCGGGCATCTCGGGCCACCGGCCCGCGATGTCTTCGCGGACCTGCTCGGCCCACTGAGCGAGCCGGTCCCGCAACTCGTGCCCCTCGGCTTCGTGGAGCCGGGCCCGGAACGGCTCGGCCTTCTCGTTCCTGGCTCGGCGCCGCATCCGGATGATGACGGACCGGGTGGTGATGGTGTCCGGAAGGTAGCCGAGCCCGGCGACGGCAACGGCGGTGTAGGAGGGGAACTCCACCACCGTCTGGTTGCCGCCATCACCAACGCACCGGTAGGTGACCCCGGAACGGCGGTGCCCGGCGTTCAGGAAGCCGCGGAGTTCCTCGTTGTCCCCTGCCTTGGGACCGAAGACGGTATCGATCTCGTCGAAGAGGATCGTGGGCCGTCCGGCCGGGTCCGAGACGGACCGGAAGAGTGCGGCGGCCCGCGCGTTCACCGCCAGCATCGGGCGCGGCACCAGCGTCTCCACCACCTCCAGCGCCCGGGACTTTCCCGAGCCCGGCTCCGGGGAGAGGAACGCGAGACGCGGAGTGGAGTCGAACGCGTCCAGGAGGTGCGCGTGCGCGTCCCACAAGGCGACCGCCACGTAGGCGGCCTCACGGGGGAACACGTTGAACCGGCGGTGGAACCGATCGACTTCGTCGAGCAGCGCGGCGCCGTCGATGGGGGCCGTGGTCTGTGCGGTGGCGCTCATGCGGCGGTCCTCCTGTGCTCTGCGGGGGCGGTGTGGGGGCAGTGCCCGACGCGGGCGCGGGTGGTGAGTTCGGTGACGGCCCTGCGGCCCCGTGCGCGTTCGTGGTGGCCGCAGTGGCACAGCCAGTCGGCTTGCGGGCTGACCGACATGCGGATCTGGAGTCCGGGCCGGATGCCGGTCACCGTGGTGACGTGCGGGTCAGGGCGTACGGATGAAGGGACGGCCTGCCGGCCGACGACCTTCGGCGCACCACTGCCGGATGCAGCCGGGGCCGGTTCGGCGGTGCGGGGGCCGGTACGGGGTCGATGGCCTTCCAAGCGGGGGCGGGGCGGGGTGCTCATGCCGTTTCCCGGGGTCGGGCGGTGCGGATGGAGCTGTCCAGGGCGCTGCGGATCGTGGCGCGGCACTCGGCAGCGGTGAGTCCCCGGGCCTCTCCCGCCCCTTGGAAGGCTGCTTCAACCTCGTGTCGGGCCAGGTCGCCCCACGCGACGAAGCGCCCCACCTTGAACGCGCATCGGTTGAGCGTGTTGTTGCCCTGCTTCTCCGGCGCGGTGACGACGCGGTTGCACTCCCGCTCCAGTGCCACGCGGCCCGCCCGACTGCCGCTCACGACAGGGGCGACCAGCGGTCGGATCGGGGTGGGCCGGGCCGGTTGGAGCTGGCTCAGCAGCCATCCGGGAAGGGGAGCGACGGGGGCAGGGTCGGCAACCTCGTACGGGCCGGAACTGGTGGTGCTGCCGGCGGCGACGACGTAGCCGCCCCAGGCTCGCGTGTCCACCAGCGGTGCGAGCGTCCCGGCGGTGTTGCCGAGCCGTACACCGGCCGGCGCGATGAAGTAGAGGTGGTGTCCGCCGCTCGCGGTCCGCGTCCGGTATGTGGCGGGGATTGCCTGCCCGGCGCGCTCGCAGAGCGCCTTGAAGGTCGTCACGCCGGAAGGCGTGCCCGTGCTGCTGTTGGGCTTGGGCACGTCGAGGTCGACGACGACAAGCCCGGACGGACCGGTGCCGATCCCGATGTTGAACGGGCGGTCGGCCCAGGCCCGGCGGATGCGTTCGGGGTTGGTGGTGGCCCGCTGCTCCCACTTGCGGTGTCCGGTCGCGCAGTCGCCCGTTCCCGGACAGGCGGTTTCGCCGTGGAGGGCTGGGCGCTTGTCGCGGGGGCGGAGAGGGAAGACGTGCCAGCCGCGCTCAGCGGCGGCCAGGGCCGCGGTGAGTGCTGCGGTGAGGTGGGTGTTCATGCGGCTTCGCTCCCGTCGATGGTGGGCTGGTGCCAGGTGGGCAGGCCGTCCAGGACGCGGGTGCGCCAGTTCATGGCGTAGGGGAAGCAGTTCGCGCAGTTCTTGTGCGTGTGGCCGGGCATCGGGGGCCGGTGGCGTGCGTGGAGGCTCCACGCGGCGGAGTCGGCGGAGGCCAGGAGGTGGCCGACCCGGTTCAGGCCGAGGGTTTTGAAGCCGAAGCCGTGCAGGCGTAAGCCGTGGGCGGCCATGGCGGTGACGATGGCCGCGCCCTGGGTCGTGGACTGCAACCGGCACACCGACCCAAGCCCCACCGTCGGCTCCGCGGCGAGGTTGACCCCGGCGCGTTCGTAGAGCTCCCGGCACTGCTCGTACTCCGGCACCGTGCTCCCCTGAAGCGTCGGAATGATCCGCAGATCGGGCGCCAGAGAGCGCAGTTCGAGGAAGTTCTCGACCGTGCGCCGCTGGTGCTCAGCAACGCTCAGGTGGGTGCCAACGAAGTGCAGGGGTCCGGCTTGGCCACCGTGGATGATGAGGTCCTCGCACATCCAGTCCTGTCCGGCGGCCCAGTCGTAAGGGCCGACGCACTCCCAGATTCGCCGCAGGTCCTGAACGTACTGGCGAGGGGTGCGGGTCCAGGCTCCGTGGCGCTGGAGTTCCGAGAAGCCGCCGGAGTCGACCGCGTAGGGGCCGAGGGCGGGGTAGAGCTTTGCGGCGCTGGTGAAGTGCTCGGACTTCAGGAACAACGGCTTGTCCGTGAGTTTGATCCAGTGCCGTTTGTGGGTGGTGAGGTAGAACCTCATGCCACCGGTCGGCGGCGGGAGCTCCCGGATCGTGGCGGGGTGCGTCATGCTGGATGCCTCCACTGTTGAGTTGGGTGGAACGAGGGCGGCCCCGGATCATTGGCGTGAGACGGGGGCCGCCCTCGGTCGTGCGGGCGCGAGGTACGCGCAGGTGGGTTGTCAGTGGTGGGCCATAGCGTTGGGGCTATGACGAGTGTTGATCTGGAACTGAAGCCCGGACTGGTGACGACCCGCGCGGCTCTGGCCGTGGCCTTTGGCCGCCCCGACGCGGAGGAGCGGGCATCGCAGAGCGGGATCGTTCCCTGCCGGTCGGCCAAGAAGCTGCTCGTGTTCTCCGACCCGCAGAAGAGCAAGGAGCACGGCTACAACTTCGACGGTTGGACCGAAGGCGACAACCAGGGGCCCGTCTTCGACTACACGGGCACGGGACCGACCGGGCACCAGGTCCTGACGGGCCTGAATGGAACGCTGCTCAACCACGAGGTGCAGGAGTTGGACCTGCACGTGTTTATCTCTGACGGGCACGTCAAGTCCGGTGGCGCCAAGCTCCAGCGGTACGTAGGGCAGATGCGGGTGGATAGCACCGTCCCGTTCACGGAGCGCTGGGACTACGACCCGAAGGGAACTCTGCGGCGGGTCTATGTCTTCCGTCTCCGGCCGGTGGACTTGGACCAGACGGACATGCGGGAGAGCGATGCGGTCCAGATCGCAAAGCAGACCGACGTGCTCCCCGTGCCGAAGGAGTCGGTGAAGGAAGCGGCGAAGGCCGGAGCGAAGAGCAAGAAGACCGAGAAGCACACCACCGGCCAGACCACCGCCAACGTCACCGGAGGCGAGCGCACGGTCATCCGCCGCGAGGGACAGCTCGTCACAGCTTTCGAGGAGCACCTCGAAGGGGCCAGCCACACCTTTAGCACCTTCCAGATCACCGTCGAAGGCGAGCGCGGCACCCTCACCCCGGACCTTTACGACGAGACCGACCACGCCTTGTACGAGGCGAAGGGCCTGACGACGCGCGAGAACGTGCGCATGGCCATTGGGCAGTTGTTGGACTACCGGCGCCACGTTGAGAACAAGGAAACGCTGCGCCTGGCCGTACTGCTGCCCACCGCACCCACACCCGACGTGCAGGGTCTCCTTAAGGAGCAGGGGATCGGACTGGTCTATCGGACCGGCAACGGCTTCGCCGGCTGGCCTCTCGCCTGATGCGTAGGAGCGGCAGCGGATCAGGCTGTTGATGCTCGTAGTGCAGCGTCGGGTGCGTGGAGAGCCGGGCCTAGCGGTGGTTGATGGTGCCGTTGGCCTTGCCGAACATTCCGGACGCGGTGATGTTCTGCGTGATGTGCGTGCTGCCGCGGCCGTCACCGGCCGTGGTGCGGGCGAGTCGGAGCAGGACGGGGACGCCGATGGCTGCGGCGGCGATGAGGGCGACGGCGGCCCAGAGGGCTTCACTCATGGCGATCAGTCCCGGGGCTGCGTAGGAGAGTCCGATGCCGGCGGCGGCGATGCCCCCGCCGATGGTCGGTGTGAGGAGTGCGGTGGTCTTGGCCCATGCCGGGATCGGCTGCGCGACCGGAACCGCCGGCGCGGGCGGGGCCTGCTGCGGGGCGTAGGCGAGAGTTCGGATGCCGCCGGGCAGGGTGACCATCTGGACGCCGGGCGGGATCTCGGAGGGCAGCATCACCGGCCCCTCGGGCACGGAGAGGTAGGCGGGATACCCGGCTCCGGCGGGGCCCGGGTAGACGGTCGGGGCGGGGGTCTGGGTGGTGATCTCGTACGCGGTGTCATGCACGACGTGGCTCCTTCAGCAGCGCGGGCGACACCCCCGTTGGTGGAGGGCGTCGCCCGCGCCGGCTTGTCGTGTTGCTTGTCGTCTCGCTTGTCGTGCGCCTTGTCGCTTGTCTTGTCTTGTCGCTTGTCGCCTTGCAGGTCGCAAGCCGTTTTCGGCTCGCACAGGCCCGTGTGGAGGTGTTCTCGGGCAGGGCGGGCGACAGGCGACAAGCGGGGGCTGGTTCAGACGTAGCGGCGGTGGACGTAGCGGGTTTTGGTGCCTTCTCCGACGCGGACGGCTTCACCGGCCTCGGCCCATTCCTTGAGCCATCCGGCAACCGTCTGCCGAGTGGTCCCGTGCTCCTCGGCCAGGGCCCGCGAGATCGCGGAGGCACCGGTTCCCTCGGCCCCGGCGCCCATCAGAATCTGGAGCGCGGCTTGCCGGGCGGCGTTGTTCTCGGGCCGTAGCGCGGACAGGTTCAGCCCCTGTCCGGCCGGGCGCTCCGAGGTGGGCTGGGGGTCGGGGGCGGTGCCGAACTGGGCGTCGATTTGCTCCATGAACGCGCGCACCGTGGCGTCCTCGTCCGGGGCGGGTGCGGGCTGCTGGTTGCGGAGCGCGGAGAGGTTCAGCCCGCCCCCGCTGGGAGCAGCGGACTGTGAGGCCGGGCCGGCGGAACCAGTCGTGAGGGTGTGGTCGCGCATCCACTGGGTGCGGTTGGGGTCCCACCGGGTGGCGTACGGGGTGCCGGCGGCCTTGGCGGACGGGCCGTCGAGGGTGGGGTGGATGCCGGCGGTCGCGGTGACGATGTCGCGGATCTGGTCGGGGAGGATTCGCCAGGACTTGAACAGCCCAGGCTCGCTCTCGGGGGTGCCCATGAATCCGGAGCCCTTGTAGGGGGCCTGCTCGGGGCGCAGTCCGCGGGAGCCGGGGAACTGCTTGCCCAGGTCCATGCCTTCTTTCTCCCCGCCGGTCAGTGCGACACGGATCTTTGCTTCCCGTCGGAGCATGAGGTTGCCGAGCACGCTGCTGGTCGCACCGAGCGCGGTGAGGACGGTGCGGATGCCCATGGCGCGGGCGATCCGGATGACTTCCAGGATCAGGGCGGCGATCTTCTTCAGCTGCTGGTCGTTGCTGGAAAGGATCTCCGCACCCTCGTCGACCACCAGCATGATCTGCGGAATCTGCGCACTGATCGGCAGGAGGTCGGTGTTGGCCTGCGTCATCAGGTCCTGGTAGGCGGTCTTGCGGTGCTTCGCGATCCTCACCAGGGCGTTCAGCATCAGCAGCGCCTCGTCGTGCGAGGCGGCCAGCCAGTCGATGCCGGGCCGCACCACGTCCAGCGGGGCGCCGTTGGCGTCGAATGCGGGACGGACCCAGGGCAGGCCGGCGCTCCCGGCGTTGAGGTCGATGACGCAGGTCAGTACGTCCTCGGCGCGGGCGAACCCGGCCAGGATCGTGTGGACCATGTTCGTCTTGCCCGAACCGGTCGGTCCGACGACCAGGGCGCACTGCTCGCGCAGGTACGCGCGGATCTCGTCGGCGTTGGTGCGCAGGCCCCAGGGGATGCCGGTGTGGATGGACAGTCGGCTGTAGTCGCAGGGGTAGACCACTTCCTGCTCCAGCACGTTCTTGGTGGTGACGTCGATGAGGACGCGGCCTTGGTCGATGCCGGGGCCGGCGGTGGCGGTGCAGCCGTGCGGGAGCCGGGCATCTGCGCTGAGCTTGGCCGCTTCCTGTGCGATCCGCCCGTATGTCGTGCCACCGGGCGGGAGTTCGGCGTCGATGGTGTAGCCGGTTCCGGTCGGCCACATCTCGACCGCCAGGACCCGCAGCGTGATCCCGCAGACCCGTTGGATGCGGTCGACCCATTCCGCGGCGATCGTGCGGCGCTCAGCGGACAGTTCGGCGGCCACCTGCCGGTCCGCCGCTTCCAGGGCCTCCAGCTCCCGGGCTTCTTCGTGGAGGAGGGTGGTGTGGGCGGTGGTGCCGATCCCGACGCCGATCACGGCCAGCGAGCCGAGCGCGGTCCAGGTCAGGGGCCCGGTGGTCATGGCCCATGTCGTCCATCCGGCACCGACCAGCCACGTTGCGGAGCGCATCGCGATGGTGCGGGCGGACAGCCGGTCGCGCAGGGAGCGGACGGTGTGGCCGATCGCGCCGGCCGCGCCCGCGGTCAGAACCCAGCCCGGCGGCATCCCCGTGGCGGCGCCCGTGGCGGCAAGGGCGAACGCTCCGGTGGTGGCGGACAGGGCGCCGGTCACGGGTCCGTGACCAGCAGCCCAGTCCCACACCGGACCACCCGCATCCTTCTTGTTTTTGGTGGTGGTGTTGGTGGTCATGATCAGACGTTCCAGCCCTTCTCGGCCTCGGGACCGTTGCGGGGGTCCTCGTGACGGGCGATGTCCTGCGCGTGGACCTGACGGAACAGTTGCCCCAGGTCCGCGGACGTGTCGACGGCCCGCATCAGTGCCCCGTAGATCTCGTCGAAGGCGCCGGCGATGTCCTTCTCCAGCGGAAACTCGCTGTCGGAGCGCTCCGCGAGGATGCGGAAGGTGTTCGCGACCGAGGTCAGGGCGTAGGGGAGGTTCTCGACCATGGAGAGGATCTCCATGCTGCTCTCGGGCTCGTAGGTGCGGGCCGCGTTCTCCATCTCGGCCGCGGCCTCTTCGAACTTGAAACCGGACATGCTGACAACCTCCACAGGCGTGGTGTCGGGCTGTGCGGGGAGCAGGTGGGCGGGGCGCTGGGCCGTGTCGCCGATCTCCGGGGCATCACCGGAGGCGGCGTCGTCGAGGGCCTTCTCCTCGGCGGCCAGGCGCTCGCGTATGGCGGCGTCCCGGTGGGCTTTGCGTTCCTCGGCGGTGCGCATCATGTGCCGGTAGAAGCGGCGTCCGGGGTGCTGCAGCCAGGCCCAGCCGAGTTTCCGGCCGAGCGGGGTGGTCAGCATCCCGAGCACACCCAGCGGGCCGGCGAGCAGTGCGGCGAGCACGCGGCGGCCCTGTTTGCGCAGGGCCGAGCGGCGCAGTGCCTGGCGGGCGGCCTTGCGGACACGAGCCTTGCGGATACGGTCCCGGCTGGACTCCAGCCGGCGGGCCGTCCGCGCATCCCGCCCGGCCCGCGCCTTGCGTACTGCGGCGTCGCGCAGGGCACGGGCCTTGCCCGCAGCCGCCTTCCCCGCCCGGCTGGCCAGTCCCGCCCGGCCACTACGGGTGGTGCCTGCGGCATGGGCGCCGCGGCGGGCATTGGCCACCGAGCGCCGGGCCTGAGCCGTGCCCGTGCGGGCCGCGTGACGGGTCGGGGACTGGCGACGGGCCGCATCCCGCAGGGCTTTGACCTGCCCGACACGACCACCGGCCGAAGCACGGCCCGCACCCGCGCCACCCTGGCGACTGCCCGAACTAGCCTTCCCCAGGAACGGCTTGGTGCTGTTTGTGCCGCCCAGGGGGCGTGATGCTGCTCCGGTGGAGCGCGACGCCGCGGCGCGGCCCTGCGACGGGACACCCCGGCGAGAGCTGCCCCCGCGGCCGATGCCGCCGTTGCGGAGCCCGCCGATGCCCCGGTGGCCGCCGGACTTGCCGATGCCCGTCGAGTGGTGCGTGCGACGGGTCTTGGTGCGGGTTTTCCTGCGGTGTCGTACGGCGGCCGCGGTGCCGATGGCGGCGGCGCCCACAGCGGCCACGGCCACACCGACCGGACCGCCGGCCAGCGCAGACGCGGCGACCACCGAGACAGTGGAGTTGACCCCGGTCACCGCGAGCGGGACCACCGGCCACCCACCAGCGGTGTGCTGCACACCCGCCTCGGCGGCCGGGGCCGGTGTGGCGGTGGGCGGGGGCTTTTCGGGCGGGGCAGCAGCGGGGGCTACTACCGGTTCTGTACTGACGTCCGTCATGCTGAGCGCACTCCCTTGCGGAGTAGGAGGGCCCGGCCGTATCTGTCCAGGAGCGGGCCGGGCCCTGCGTTGATGTGCAGCACGTACGTGGAACGGGTCCCTGGGTCAGGCCGCGGCGAGTGCGAGGGCGGCGAGGACCAGGGCCAGGACGTGCGCGGTCTGGTCGACGTGCGCGGCACCCCCGTTGGCGGCCCAGGAGGCTTGGCCGGTGTGGGCCATCCACCACTGCACCGGCCACCGCCGGTCGATGAACGCGTGTGTGGCACCGATCCACCCCAACGCCACCAGGGCTACGGGGAGGGACAGGGTCATGTCGTCCAGGACGACCGCGCCCAGCACGAGCGCGGCCCCGCAGGTGGCGATGTGGGTGGCAGCGTGGGTGAGGTTGGCGGCCCAGCCGGTCGCGCACCGGTCGGTCTTATGGGCGGCCTGGTGGTCGGTCTGGAGCGGGTAGTCCGCCAGCAGGTGACCGAGGTAGAGCAGGACGAACAGCGAAGCGAACACAACAGCCCCCGGCGTCAGGCGCGGTGGGCGTTGCTGATGGCCCCGCCGCAGGGGAGGTGCTGCCGTCGTGCGGTGGCTACGATCTGCCCGTGGTCGAACGCCAGCGGTCCCGGGGCGTCCAGAGGAACCCACCGGACGGCGGCGGCGTCGTCACCGGCTCGGGCGGTCGTCTCCTTGGGGACGGTGACCACGTAGGCGGCGGTGATGTACCGGCCGCGGGGATCGCGGTCCGGGGCGTCCCACACCCCGACCAGCGTCAGGTCTGCGGCATCGACCTGAACGCCGGTCTCCTCCAGCAGTTCGCGGGCGGCGGCGGTACGGGAGGTCTCGCCGGGATCAACGTGGCCACCAGGCAGAGCGTCCATGCCCTTGTGGGGGTCCCAGCCCCGCTCGATGACCAGCACGTCGCCACCACGGATGCAGACCACGTCGGCGGTGTAGCGGATGGTCTCGAAGTTGTCCATGTGGTCCGGCCCGGTCTGCGCGTCGGCCGTCTCGGAGGCCGCGGCGGCGATGGCGAGCCGGGCAAGGATCTCGGCCTTGCGGAAGTCGTCGGGACGGATGGGGCCGTAGGTGATCCGGTCCTTCATGACGATCGCTTCGGCGGCGGCGCGGTACTCGGCGGCGTTCATGAGGTGATGTCCTCTCGGTTCAGCGGAAGGTCGTGGCAGGTCACACACATGCCGAGCGAGACCGGGATGCAGTACCCGGCGTCGAGGCGGCAGGTGGGGCAGGTCCGGCGGGCCCGCATCGCTGCGGCGAGCGCGGCACGGCGGCCCGGTGTCATCGGGCGGACCGGTTTGGCCCGGTCGACGCGGTAGAGGTAGGCGACCAACGGCTCTCGCCGGCGGCGCGGACGGCGGAGTTCGGCAACGACGTCCTGCCCGCCCGGCCGCAGCCCCAACGCTCGGAGCTGACGGCGGGTGGCCAGCCCGTCCGGGGCCAGGCGCCACCGGTAGCAAGGCAGCGTGGTCAT